TAGATAACAGCAACCGAAGGAGGAAGGCATGAAGAATATGGACACAGCGGAGAACGTGAGGTATCTGGGCCCGCATCAGATCCAGACAACGGACAACGTACGGACTACCAGCTCGAAGGAGGCGCAGGCAGACCTGGCAGAATCGATCAAGAGGCTCGGGATATTACAACCGCTCCTCTGCACGACCCGAGACGGGAAGAAGGGTGGCTTCGTCCTGGTGGCCGGCTACCGGAGATTCCAGGCTGCCAAGGCCCTGGGACTCGGCAGCATCCCGGTGATCATCCGGCCCGGCATGAGCGAGGACGACATCGTCAACTGCCAGCTCGAAGAGAATATCAAGCGGGAGGACCTGAACCCGATCGACGAGGGGCGGTTCCTTTCGGAGTACCGGAAGAAGAAGCCGGACAAGACGTTCGAGGAGCTGGCGCAACGGATCGGGAAGACAGCGAAGTACGTGGCGCAGCGGATCGCCCTGGTCGACCGGTTGATTCCGGCGTTCCAGGAGATGGTACAGAAGGGGGAACTTTCCCTCTCGAAGGCCCACGTCCTGGCAGCGATATCGGAGGAGGATCAGGACCAGTTCAGCCCGAAGGGGAAAGGCCTGGACAGGTGGGGCAGGGAGTATAATAAAGACAGGCTGGAAGGCAACAGTACCGAGGACCTGGCCGAAAGGATCAGCGAAAAACTGAGGGCGGTTCAAGGCCGGCTGTGGAAGAAAGTGGAGCCCCTGAAAAAAGGCGAGGGGCAGCTGCCGGACTGCGACAAGTGCATGAAACGATCCGACCGGCAGGGCTATCTCCTGGGCGTAGTAGACAGCAAGAAGGCCATGTGCCTGGACTCCTCATGCTGGCGGGAACACGTGGCCCTCTTCTACGAGATGGAGCTGGAGAGACGCCGGAAGAAGGGGCGCCGGATCCTGACGGCGGCCGAGGTTAAGATAGTAAACTGCTCCGATCATGAAGGGACGATAAGAGACTTCGGCCTGGTGGGATCGACGACCTACGTTCCCTACCGCCTTGAGGACTCGGGGAAATACAAGGCACGATGCTTATCATGCCCCGATATGGCGTTCTACATCAAGACCGGGCGCAACCTGGATGGCGGCGGGATAGCCAAGACCTGTTGCAACATTACCTGCCTGAATGAGAAGGCGGGAAGGAAGGCCACAAAGCTAAGTGCTACCGAGAAGAAATCCAATGCCGACAGGGCCACAGCCTATTCGGACCAGGTTGTAGAGGGATCGGCGCGAGTCTTCGCGGCAGCGGCCTGGGCCCTCGCCCGGGCGCGATCGGTAAAGACGGAGGGACCGGACTTGAAGGCTCTCCCGAGGGTCCTGCATGCGATCAACAGAAGGATCAGCGGGGATTCGATCGCCGGCTGGGGTGCGGGCTGGATACTCGACAAGTGCGGCTGTGCCGTGAAGCAGGAGTACGACTATGTGGCCGCGGCTTTCACTAACTACTTCGAGATCGCACCGATCGACACCCTGGAGAAGCTTCCCCCGCGGCAGCTGGACGAGGCGATCCGGGCGCTCTCCTACCTTGAGGTGATGGAATACAGGCTTCCACACGGGAACCTGGTCAGTTCGAGCTGGACGGGAACGATGACCAACTGCCACGTGATCACCGGGGACATGAGCGCCTTGAACGCCCAGGCCCGGAAGCTGTTCTCACCGTCGGACGAGGCCTTCCTGCAGTCGATGGTGAAGTGCGGGATCCAGGCAGTGGGACGGTTCCACAAGATCAAGGGCATGGGAGGCAAACGGAAGGCCGTCGTCGAGAAGTTGATGGCGGCCGAGCTGACGAGCAAGGAGAAGATGTACCCGGCCCTGGATAAGATGTTCGACAAGGGGTTGTGGAAGAAGCTCTCGGCCAAGCCGAAACCGAAAGCCAAAAAGAAGACAACCAAGAAGAAATAGATCGGGGCGACGGCGTGGTTGCGCCGGGGGAGAACAACCGAGGGTGCCAAGTTATTCCCGCCTGATGTAAATAGTCAGGGTCTTGGGATAACAAATATCGGGAACAATTTCCAAGGTGCGCCCGACCCGAATTCTCCCCCTGCGCCCCGGTCTTAAAAGGAGGACCGATGGAGATAAGAGGAATAGTAGAGAAGTGGAATCCCCATCACTCGACCGTTCAGGTCACGCTTATAGCGAAGGCGGAAGAAGACTTACTGAACTTCATAAAACACGAAGCGCGCCCATTCAGGACCGTCCAGGATGCAGTAACTTACGGCGAGGACCTGGCCCATGAACTGGACATTGGCCTTGTGAAGTGGGAGTTCAGGGGTGTTCCAGATCCCCGGGAGGTATCGAAGTAATGAAAGGCGAAGATACGGGTCACAATGGAAGCTCGGCCGGATCGACAAGTTCTTTGTGCCGGGGATCCCCGTGCAGAAGGGGCGCCCGCGGTTCTTCCGGATGGGGAAAGGAGTGAGAGCGTACACCCCGGAGAAGACGACGAACTACCAGAACCTGGTCAAGCTGAGCCATCAGCAGGCGGTCGGAAAGATGGAGCCCTGGGATGGTCCTGTTGCAACCACCATCCGGGCGGTCTTCCCGATAACGAAGTCAAAGCCGAAGTGGTTCAAGGATGCCTGCGAGAAGGCACAAGCGGAGGGGTGGGGGATCCCGGTAACCAAGACCCCGGACCTGGACAACCTGGTGAAGGCGGTTCTTGACGCGCTCGACGGGATCGCCTACACGAACGACCGCCAGGTCTTCTCCCTGAAGGCTGCGAAGGTTTACGGGACCACCCCAGGGGCGCAGGTCATCCTCTACTGCTACGAGGGGCCAACCAAGGGGACTGCAAAATAACCGGATGAAACCATTTAACATCATAGAATATGCCCTCTCGATCTTACCGAGAGGATCGGAAGCTGAAATCGAAGACGGCAACCTGGTCCTCACTCCAGCCTATGGTATACACTCCCGGAGAATCATATTAATATTGTGGGATCAGTTAGCCAGACGGCAATTACAGGATTCGATCAAAAAAATAATAGTGAACCATACCTATTTTTATCCCAACGCAAACAAAAAGGAGGAAAGCATGAAGACATTACAGGAGCTCGAGGCATTGGCGGCCGAGAACCCGCCGGTGCAGAAGATGGATCCCCCGACGATCAGGGAAGCGAACGAGATCTTCCGGAGGATCAAAGTGGAGGAGGGAGAGGTTCGGGAACAAGCCATGGTCGATGCCCTGAGACTGCAGACGAACATGGACTACACGGCGCCGGAGAGGGAGCCGGCCAAGGGCGACTCGGTCCATATCATTCTGAACGCGGTGGCGGCCGGCCGGAACATCTTCCCGGGGAAGAAGCCGGGGGACGACCTGCCGGCAAAGAACATCACGATGGAAGAGATGGTGGGAGGGTAAAACGATGGACTTTAAAACTGCGTTCTTTGCCGTCTTCGTTTGCTGGCCGATAGCGATCGGGGCGATCATCGCAATCACCATTCACCTGATCAGGCGGATTCGCAGGCTCGAGAACGTAGCCTGGGAGGACAGACTGATCTGCTCGAGGAATATCCCGTCCCCCCATGACTTATATCCCAGCGAGTTCACGAAGATCATCAGCCGGGAGGATCTGGCAGTCGAGGAGCCGCCCCGGAAGGTCCGGTACGATCCGCCCTGGAAACCCCATCAGCTGGTAGCCCTGGGCCTGCATCTCCGGAGGACGACCAGAGGGGGATCGAGGGAGAGGTGCGACGAGGGAGAGGAGGCTGCAAGTCTCCCGGGGAGAACTCATGGCGGCATCGGGGGAAAAACAGACGGACTACTAAGTCGAGCGGCCCCGGTAGAGGGAAACTACGGGGAAGCCTGGAGACTGATTGATCGGATCTGCTGGTGGTTGAAGCGCTTCGCTCTCCTACCGATTGGAATGCACGAGCGAGTATCAGCAGAAGAAGCCCGGCGGATGGCCGGAAAACTGATGAAAGCTGCGGCCTGTTATGATGACGGGGTATGCCCTTTCTGCCAGGAGACAGCTAATGACAGAGACTGAGAAAAGAGAGAAGAGGAAGATCGAAAGGCTGCCATTGGTGGAGTCGATCGTTGCAGTCATATTCGACAAGAAGATTAACACCTGGCACGTGATGCATGCCAGCGCGTTCGACTTCTCGCGAGCCCGGAGCAGCTGCAATGAATGTTGGGGCCGCGGGAAACACGGACAGACTGAGGCCGTCCTGGACCGAAAGGATGGGACCAGGTTCCGAGCGAAGGTCCCCGTAGTTTGCCCCAGGTGCCACCGGTTCGTGGTGAAGACCAAGGAGGAGATCCAGCGGGAGGAGCTGGAGAAGGCGGCCCAGGAGAACCCCCCGGAAAAAATGGCTCCTAATTCGCCGTCTGACGGCCGATCGCCTGGACCGGAAGGGAATGACCAGGGGGATTCCAAGGCTAAAGAGGGATGGCTCAAGTGGGCTTTGATCCTCGCCTGGGCACTGGTCGCCTTCGGTGTTGCCGCCTATTTTTGGAGATGACGATGGAGAAGATCAGGGATAAGATTATCAAGGTGAACTTCACCGCCAGCGGAAGAAGGATCAACATCATCGGCTGGAAGGATGGGAGGATCTCCATCATCCGGCCCGGGATTCCGGAGGAGTTCGCGGTGGCGATGGAAACGAGATTACACCCCGAGAACCAGATCCTCCGGATTGACCTGTCGGTTAGGGAGGCCAAGGAGCTCGGCCGACACCTGATCGAACTGGCGACCGAGAGTAGCGATCAGCCGGCGCCGGTGCAAACCGGGGAGGGCATCGAATAAAACATATAGATTTATTTTCAGGCATTGGGGGCTTTGCCCTGGCCGCCCGAGTAAACGGATTCGAGACAAAGGTATTCTGTGAAAACGATGAAAGATGTCAGTCCTTCCTCAAAAAAGCGTGGCCCGGAGCCCCCATCATCGGAGACATCCGAGACTTCGATGGGACCAGGTGGACCGGTTCAACTCTCCTTACTGCCGGGGTCCCCTGCCAGCCGGCCAGTCGAGCCGGGAAGCAAAGAGGCGAAGATGATGACCGTTGGCTCTGGGGAGAAGTTGAGCGTATTATATCCGAGTCAAAGCCCGATTGGGTCCTTCTTGAGAACCCTCCTGGGATCTTCGACGTGGGGGTCAACGGAGTACCTCTTGAAGTGGAAGGCCGAGGCGTGGTACGAGAGGCAGATAAGGATTATTACAATCGGGTATTCTCACGACAGGAAGACCTGTACCTCGGAGTACTTAAGAAGCACCTCGAAGAGATGGGATATGAAGTCGCCCCACCACTTGAGATTCAGGCTTGTGCACTTAACGCCCCCCACCTTCGGGCAAGATATTGGATTGTGGGGCACTCCAGTAGTAAAATACAACCGAAGAGGAGAAAAGTTCCGAAAAGGCCGAGAACCACTACCGTCGGAAGAGCTGGCGACGTGGCCCACGCCAAGAGCCGGAGTTCCGGGAAGTCGAAAGCCCGGAACGGGGGGGAAGATTCTAAGAGAGGAGTTGAAGAAGTCAACCTGGCCGACGCCGACTTCAGGAGATCGGAGGGGACCAGGAAGCGCTCAGCAGGGAATTCATGCGATAGCACGGGCGACTTGGTCCACCCCGAAAAGCTCTCCCAGCGGTCCGGACTATGCAAGAAGAAATCGGGAGGGAAGCGGCGGAGACGATCTGGCAACGCAAGCGGCAGATTTTGGGACAACTCCAGCTGGCTTCCGTGCTCCGATGAAAAGCTTCGTCGTGTACCTGGTAACTCTTTCGGCTTGGCTGATGGGATACACCATAGCCTACTTGAAGCACTGGGAAACTCGATCGTCTGGCAAGTCGCAGCGGAAGTAATAGGAGCGATTAAGGAGGCAAACTGATATGCTGACACAGGCCTGGGCGCTCGCGGCCTTCGGGGTCGCGGCCTGGGTGTTTGGATCATAACGGCAAAGCCCCAAAGGGGCAAAGGAGTGAGTATGAGAATAGTGGAATTTGAGGTCGACCTCTATGACGAGGTCGTCCTTCCGACCGGGGACAAGGGGGTCGTGACGATGCTCGGCATCGACGAATCCTGCCCCCAGGCGGTGGTGGCAGTGGTCGGCCAGGCTGACAGAAACTGGTGGCCCATAAGCAGGCTGAATCCGGCTCCGACGGAACCGGAAGCAGCCCCGACCGAGGAGGAAAAACCTCCGGCTGCCGAGTAAAAAGTCGGGATAGGCCCGAGACAGCGTTCAACTTCGTACGGTCTATCTAATCAATGAGGAGAGGGCCTCCCTTAATCGGGGGGCCTTCTTTTTTTTCTCTTTTTTTCTTGACAGGATTCAAGGCCCGGGATACTATGGCGCTTCAAGGTCACGGTCCCACCTGGTCAGTGGGACATCTTCATTTTTTATCTCCTTTGGTTGGCCCGCCGCCCCCTCCCCGGGGGCGGCGGGTTTTTTCCTTGACAGACTCTCTGCCAGCGGGCTATGTTTACACCGCTCCGCCCCGAGCGCGCAAGGGGAGACCCATGCGCAAAACGAAAATCAGGAACCTGGTCGACGAGATAACTGAGCTTTTTCTGAGTTATGAGACGAGGTTCAAATCAGAGATCGTCTTATACCTGGTTTACCTCCAGGGCGCCCATATCCAAGGAAGGTATCGGAACAAGAGAGAGCCGGCCGCAGATGGACCGGCCGACGTAGATGAACCGACCGACCGGTGGCGCCATTGCCCGGAGGTGATGTCCCTTTTCCTTTACTGGCTGGGATACAACGAGGAGGAGATCGGGAACTTCTCATGCCGGAAGGTAGACCCAGGAATAAGTCAGCAGGCGGCGTCGAAGAGGCTGGGACACGGCGGCGATATTTTCAAAAAGAACTTCGGCCGGGATCTTCGAGAGACCCCGGGCCTGAAGATAAGTGATAACTTGGTGAGAGCCCGGGCATTTTTGCTCGGGCTTATTTTTGAGTACGTGGGGGAGTTGCAGGCAGACGGCCGGGAGGTGGCGGACGTGGAGAAGCTGGCGGACGAGTTCGCAGGCTTCCTGGAGGAGAGGGTGGGGAGGGGAAGGACCCCAAAAAGCCTGGTGGCGGGGAAGTGAAGGCATCGGGCGGCCGACAACAAAAATGAGAGGTAAGCTATGGGAAAGAAGACGGAAAAAAGGAAAGCGGCTGAGAACGAGATCCGGACAAACCTCGACGTCCGGATGATCCCCGTCTCGAAGATCAACCCTGCGAAGTACAACCCGCGCATCCGGCTGAGGCCGGGGGATCCGGAGTACCAGGCGATCCAGGCCAGTCTGAGGGAGTTCGGATATGTCGACCCACTGATCTGGAACGAGCGGAACGGGAACCTGGTGGGAGGACACCAGAGGTATGGGATCCTGGTCGACGACGGGGCGAAGGAGATAGCCTGCTCCGTGGTGGACCTCAACGCGGCCGCGGAGCGGAAGTTGAACATTGCCCTGAACAAGGACCTCGGAAGGTGGGACCACCGGAAGCTTGCCGAGGTCGTCGCATGGCTCCAGAAGGATGATCCGGAGGTGGACCTGCAGCCGTGCGGGTTCACCCCGCTCGAGGCGGATGAACTGGTAGCCGAGTTCCTGTCGCCGCCGGCGCCTTCCGGAGAGCCTGCCGGCAGGGAGTACGGGAAGGGGATCGGGGAAGTCTCCTGTCCGAAGTGCAAGCATGAGTTTATCCCGGAGATCTGAGGAGGCCCGACATGCCGAGAAGGAAGCCGACGTTGATATCGACGTTCGCGGGCTGCGGGGGCAGCTCGCTGGGATATAGGTGGGCCGGGTACCGGGAACTGCTGGCCGTAGAGTGGGATCGGAACGCGGTCAAGACCTTCCGGCTGAACTTCCCGGACGTCCCAGTATGGGAGGAAGACATCGCCAGGCTCTCGGTCCGGGAGGCAATGCGGATAGCGGGCCTGAAGCAGAAGGGAGAGCTGGACCTGCTCGACGGGTCGCCGCCGTGCCAAGGGTTCTCCTCCTGCGGGATCAGAACCGCGATTGCAGACAGGACGAAGGACACCAGGAACCTCCTGTTCAGGCACTTTACCAGGCTGCTCCGCGGACTCGGACCCCGGGCCTTCATCATGGAGAACGTCCCGGGGATGGTCCGCGGCAGGATGAAGGTCGTCTTCGCTAACATCATGGGAGAGCTCGAGGCGGCCGGGTACAGGGTTGCCTGCAGGAGGCTGAATGCTAAGTGGTTCAATGTACCGCAGGACCGGACACGCCTGATTTTTATCGGAATCCGGAAGGACCTGAAAAGAGATCCGGTGTTCCCCGAGAATGGCGCAAGGATAATTACTGCAGCCGAAGCCCTGGATGGGATAGATCCAGGGGACGAAGTACCGTATCTCAATCTGGCATCGGGGAGAAAAATGGATGACTACGTACTCCGATACCTTAACAGACCGGGGGCCGTTCTGGACAGGATCTACAGGGACGGGAAGGTCGTCTTCAAAGGAAAGTATTTCGCGTGGAGGAGACTGCACCCGAACAAGCCAGCGCCGACGATCGTCAGGGAAGACAGCAGCGGGATGAAACTAATCCACTGGACGGAGCACAGGGGTCTGGGGATCCCGGAGGTCAAGGCCCTCTGCTCCTTCCCCCAGGACTTCCAGATGGCCGGGACATACAGGGAGAGGTACATGAGGCTCGGGAACTCCGTTATGCCGAGGTTCATGGAGGCAATTGCCCGGGAGGTCCGGAGGAGGATCCTCGAGAGGGCGCCGGTCTGGAAAGGGAAGAAGGCGGCAAAAAAGAAGTGAGCGACGGAGACTACATCGAAGGGATCTGCGTGGTCTGCGAGGAGGAAAAGGACGTTGACCCGCAGGACAAGACCTGCATCGACTGCTGGTCGGAGAAGGATGAGGTGGAGCGGCTGCGGAGGAAGGGGGTCAGCAAGGAGAAGGAGGAGGAGCCAGAGAGGATGAAGGGGAGATGCGAGGGGATCGAGGGCGTGGTACTGGTGGCGGGATGCAGAAGGAGCTGCAACCTGATCCCGGAGACGCACTTGTGTGTGCCGTGCCATGCCGATCACCTGAAGAGAAAGTTGCTGGGCGATGTCGGCCCGGAAGAGACCGGAGAAGGGGAACCACAACCGCCCGGAGAGGACCCGGGCAAAAAGAAGGAGGACGCGGAGATGGTCAAGAACGAGAAGAAGAGGAAAAACAAGGTCGCCGTCTGCCTGAAGTGTGGCGAAGAAATAACGATCATAGGGCGGGGGCTCTGTGGCAAATGCTATTGGCAGGAGCACCGGGCTGGGACCCTGGACGCCAACTACCCGAAGAAGAAGTCGTGGGGAAGGAAGAAGAAGGCCGCTTCGGCCAGCCCGCCCCCGGCACCCCCGGAGGAGCCGGCCGAAACCGCCGAGGCAGTTCTGGAGAGGGCGAAAAAAATCCACGCTCCAGGTGCCCGCATGAGCAAGGCGGAGCTGGAGAAGTCCCTGCAGGAAAAATCGGGCTTCGACAAGGTGATGGAGGATGGGAACGTCGAGGAAGAGGTTGCCAGTATGACCAAGGCGATCAGGCGGCTGGCGGATGAGGTAAACAAGTGGAAGCGGATCGCGGCCGAGAGACAGGCAAAGCTCGAGCTGGTCCGAGACATGCTGACAGAGCAGGCCGAGAAGTAACAGGCAAAAAGGACCAACCCTGAGGAGGAGACTGATGGAAAAGGGACAGTTGAGTACACCATTGAAGAAAGGGAAACCCCCGGAGAGGAAGAAGATAAAGAGGATTCCAATTAAGGAGTTCCGCAAGGTGGGATTCCTATACGTCGCAAGGTTGAGGAAGAGCAAGGAAGCGGCCAGGCGAGGACTGCTCGGGTCAGTGATTCAACCTATACCGAAGTAGAAGAAATAGAGCTTTTAGAGCACTAAAAGGAAATGAAACCGGAGCAGCGAGAACAAACGATCGAGAAGGTCCTGGGACACCTCACAGAAGGCGTGAGCATCAAGGATGCGTGCCTCAAAGCCGGGACGAAGTATTCGACCTTCTGGAAGTGGCGGCAGGAGGACTCCGAGGAGCGGACAGCCGCCCCGGAGGACACGCCGGCCCAGGGGAAGAGCATCGACGAGAGGATCATGGACGCCAAGGAGGAGGCGGGCCTTCGGAGGCTGATGGACGAGGCCAGTGAGGTGGAGAAGGCACTGATCCTGCGGGCCAAGGGGTTCAAGCAAGTCGAGGAGGAGTTCATCCCGGAGACAGACAAGGACGGGAACATTGTCTACGAGGACGGGGATGGGAACATTGTCTCCGCCAAGAGCGGGGTTCCCAGGGGCGCGAAGCCGCGGCTGATTCTGAAGAAGCGGAAGGAGAAGACGATCGCTCCGAGCGTGACGGCGATCGCCCTGGCCCTGGTCAACATGGCGAAGTCGAAGCTGACGACGATCGAGTGGAAAAACGTGTGGGACGTCGCGCTGGACGACGAGACGAAAGAGGACCTGATGGCGCTGTTCCGGAGGCTGGCCGTAGAAGACCGGGAAAAGGAGGCCGATGAGCCACCTGCGAAGTGTGATAAAAAGAAGGGAGAGCTTGGCACAGAGGCGAGCTCGAAAGTCATACGACGAAAGCGTGTGGAGGAAATTCTCTGAGAGGATGAACGAGTGGAGGAGGGTCCCGGAGATCTTCTTTAGCGAGATCCTGGGGGCTCAGGAGGTAGACCCGTTCCAGATCGAAACGATGCACGCCGTCCGGGACTATCCCCAGGTCGATGTGAAGTGCGGAAACGAGGTGGGGAAGACCTGGGTCTTCGCCGGGATCGCGGTCTGGTTCCTGACGGTTTACGGACCGAACGCATCAGTGATCGTGACATCCTCGACGGATCGGCAACTCTGGCATCAATTCTGGCCGGAGGTCCGGTCCTTCTACTACAACGCCCCGATCCGGCTGCCCGGCCGGGTGATGGAGTCAAAGCGGTGGGAGGTGAGCAAGGAGGAAAAGTGGTTCATGCTCGGCTTCGCCACCAGCAACGAGGCCAACTTCGAGGGGTGGCATAACGTCAATCAGCTCCTGATCATGGATGAGGCGAAGGGGATCCCGGACCCGGTCTGGAAGTCTGGCCGACGGCTCCTACGGGGAAAGGGGGGCGTAAAGAAGTGGCTGGTTGGCGGGACCCCCCCTCGTGCCCCGATCGGCGAGTTCTGCGAGATCTCCCTGGACCCGAAGAAAGCGGCCCGCTGGCACCATATCCATTGCACGGGCTGGAATAGCCCACGAGTCAGCAATGTGGAGTGCCAGAAGGACCTGGACCTACATAGGGCGGACAGTCCATTCTACCTCTCGATGGTAATGGGACAGATCCCGACGAAGGTGGCCGGGATGCTGGTCTCGATGGAAGATGTGCAGAGGGCCTGCGACCGGGAAATAAGACCGGGGAAAAGGGACGAGGTCCGCTTGAGTTGCGACGTGGCCCGGGAGGGGACGGATGAGACGGCGATCGGACTGCGCCAGGGGCTGCATATCGAGAAGTTCATCCACGAGGGGAAGGATCGGACAACCTGGTCAACGGCCAGGCTGAAGGAATTGGCCCGGAGGTTCGAGAGCCCGAAGGAGATCCCGATGTTCATTGACGACACCGGGGTCGGGGGGGGCGTGACGGACCAGCTGATCGCCGATGACTACTTCGCAGTCCCGTTTAAGTTCGGAAAGCGAGCCCACGATCCAACCAGGTACTACGACGCCGGCACGGAGATGTTCGCCGATTTCGGGAAGATCCTGGAAACGGAGGAGGTCGACCTGCCAAATGACCCGGTGTTGAAGGCACAGCTCTGGTCGAGGACAAAGGTCTTCTACAAGCAAAAAGGGAAGCACGGGGCGGTGACAAAGCTCTTGTCAAAAGAGGAACTGAAGAAGCACCCGGAATTCAGAGGAAAGAAATTTGACCAGGCGGACGCAGTAGGGATGTTGTTCGCCCAGTTCCCTCCGTACGAAGAGGATGAGACAGATGTTGACCTGATGGGAACCGAGGATTTGATCCGGGAAGTTAAGGCTAAGTAAAAAAACCCTTGCGCAAAATTAAGGGGAGTGATAAAACGCCCCCCTCACCGAATCCCATCCAAGGAGGACGCCATGTTGGAAGTACCGAGGTATAAGGTCTGCAGATGCGACAGGGCGAGGATCCACCTGTGCGAGAACCCGATGGCCTTCGAGGAATCGAACTTCTGCGGATACTGCGGGAATAAGATCCAGGAGGAGCCGGCGAAGGTCTTCCTCGGCGTCTACTTCCTGCCGCCGTTCCCGGATCCGAAGAGGGGCGAGGTACAACAGGCTGCGGCGACGAGACAGCCGGTCATGATCTCGATCGAGGAGCTAAAAAAGCTGCTGATGAATGTAGACCCCCAGATCTATTTCAGAATAGACTCCAAAAAATAGCCCTCCGGTTGTGAACCCCGCCCATACTTAGGGAGGAAAGCATGGCAAGGAAAAGACGGCTCAGGTTCTCGATATTCCACCGTCGAGAAAACCAAGAGAACGAGGACGACGGGAAGACCGGTAAAGACACGGCGCGGAAGATCGAAGCCGGCCAGAAGTCGCGGCCATCTTTAAGCCTCTACCTCCGACCCGGCAGAAAGATAATGGGGATAGTTCCCCGCCGGAATATCATCTACGACGTAGACGTCGAACAGCTGAAGAGGCTATCGACGTCGACCCTCCTAAAGAACCTGGTCAACATTTCCCCCGAGGCATCAATGGCGCTGTGGATCTTCATGCGCCTTTGTTCCGACGATACCTTGATCCACGTGACGGACCTTAAGGGAAACGACTTTCCCCGCGGCCAGGCCTACATCGACGAGGTGGTGGCGAGGATCAGCCATGACCGCGGAGGCTTCCAGACGCTTGAGGGCCAGTTCTTCCGGACCACCTACACCCAGGCCGCAACAGCCCCCGAGGTTGTGTTAATGGAAAACCTCCGGGACACGAAGGACATTGTCGCAGTGGACCCCGGCAGCATCACCTTCTTCGAGCAGACGGAGGAGGACGGGACGATCAGGTACATCCCGAAGCAGATGGGGGGAGGCCAGGGGGGATGGGTCAGCCTGGACAAACAGGGCTTCTACTACGTACCGATGGACCCGGACATCGGGGACCCCTACGGGGTATCGCCCCAGGTTTCGATGCTCCAGGTGGTCTTCTTCGACCTGCAGATCCTGGCGGACCTCCAAAGAGTGACCCATAACCAGGGGAACCCGCGGCTCCACTTCAAAGTCGTCGAGAAGATAATCGCAAAGAACGCGCCGGTGAAGATCCAGAACAACCCGAAGGCGCTGAGGAAATATATCGAGGACTACCTGGACAAGCTGCAGATCCGGATCGACAAGATGGAACCGGACGACAGCTACCTGACGACGGACGCGACGGAGATCGAGGAGAAGGGCGGCAGCGGGAAGTCGGCCATCTCAGCAAAGATCCTGATGGACCTGCTGAAGTCGAAGATCGCCAACGGGTTAAAAACGCTGTCAATCTTCTTGAACATGCACACCGGGAAGACCGAGAGCTGGGGTTCGATCGAGTGGATGATCCAGATCGCCTCGGTGGACTCGATCCGGAGGGTGGTGAAGTCGGGGTTAGACTCGGCCCTGACTTTCGCACTTCAGGTAAAGGGGCTCCAGGGGAAGGTATCAAGGATCTACAAACCGATCCCGCTCTACAGCCGGAAACAGGCCGAGGAAGCAGACCTGGCTAAGACCCGGAGGATCCTCTTGTCAGTGAAGTACGGAATCATCGGCCCGGACGAGGCGGCAAAGGAGCTCTTCGGCATCGAGAAGGCGACAGGGGAACCAATGCTGGAGTTGGACGATACTCTGCTGATGAGGGCCAGCGCCATAGTTGGCCCGGAGGAGACCGCAGCCCGACTGGAGAGCGTGGAGTCGATGATAGTCGGGAGAGGATGGAAACCAGAGGATAGGACCAGATCAGTCAGCTCAGCAAAAAACACGATGGCGACAGGCCCCAGGGGCGACAGGCTGCAGACGGTGAAGCGGAGCAAGGTCGACGACCTGATCAGATCCTACGAGCGGGACCTGGAGAGAACGATGCGCCGGACCACGCGGCAGGTCGAGGACGTCACCCTGGAGAACCTGGAACTCGAGGGGGATGAAGAATGAGGCGGACAAAGCAGGATGACGGTGTTAAAGGACGCGATGGAGGAAAGGACGTAAGATGAACGAGCTGACAATAGCCGTTATCATAACTTCAATAATCCTTCTCATTCTCGGGCTCATAGTGGGCGGCAAAAACCGAAGGTTGAGCGCCCCTGACAGACCGCCTTGTCCTTACGACTATGGCAGGGTTCAAGAGCTTGAGACAAACCCGGATGGCCTTCAGGCATCGGAGGAGGATTAAGATGGACCCCGACGACACAAGAGATCCGGAGCCAGACTACTGGGAGCAGTGGTAATGAGCCGAAAGGAACCATCAGCAGAGAGAGAGTTCTGGACGCAGGCCGGGTTGATCGCCGTCAAGCTGATCCTCCCTCGGTTAATCGCCTTGGTCTTTGGGGATGGCAACCCTAAAAAGAAGAAAAGGATCAGGGGCCGGACGAGGTACCAGATTGATAAGAGGCTGGAAGCCAGTCGAATCAGAGCGGCCGCATGCAGACCATACGACTACAACTTCCCGGAGGACTTCGCAACATGAAGGGGAAACTCGTCACGAGGGTTGTGTTAATCGGAGCAGAGTCAAAATGGGACACCGAGGCCCATCAGAAAGCGAAGTACCGGGGCTGCCAAAAGTGCGAAGTGCCAGGGATGGACCGGGTAGCCTTCTTTAAAAATACACCAATAACCAGGGAAACCGGAGCAACCTACGACAGGCCAGTGAACGGATCGTGAAGATCGAGAACGCAAACCAGAAATCGACCGCAGTGGCAGCGATCCTGGCGTCCGGCCAGCGGGAAGTGGAGATCCTTGAGGAGCAATACTTCGCAGAGGCCTACGAACTGGGGATGGTCTCAGCCGACGAGATAGCCGAGTTCGGCCGGGAGATGTCAGCAGCCACAGCGGCCAGCCGGGTAGGGGAAATGACGGAGGAGGAGAGAGGATATACGGCCGGCTGGTTCGGAGCGATCCAGAAAGACGTCGACCGGGCTCTTGAGGGGGACTACGCAGACAAAGCCGCGGCAGGGAAAGCACTCAGGACCGCGGCAACGAAGAAGCTGTTCCGGGTAGCGGCCTACGCCGGCGCCGCCCACAAGGTCTTGTTCAAGGGATTCAAGGAAGAAATGATCCTCCAGCGGGTGAACCTGGCGGCGAAGGCAGTTGTGGTCGAGGCGCTATTCACGGCGTTTCCGGAGGCGGATGTAATCGAGACATCATGCTTCGGCTGCCCCGGAGCGGTGGACGGGAACCCCTATACCCCATCAACAGTACCATCCCCGGGAGAGTTTGAGTGCCTTACCAAGTGTAGACACTGGATCATGTATAGGAAAAAGCTTATTCAAAGCTAAAAAGAAGCTAACGGGGAGCCCCCCGGTACCCCCTACCCGGGGGTACAAGGAAAAGGAAAAGGAACAGGAGAAGGTAAAGGTAAAGGTAAAGGAGAAAGAAAGAGATGATACCCGAGGGATATGCGAAGACCGCCTGTGAGCTTGCCGATGATTTTAAGTTGATCGAGTTACCAAAGGGAGCTAAGTATAAGATAAAAATTCGGGAAGCTGGCATACCGGAGATCTTCATTAAACTATCGAACGGAAGGATAGAGAGGAGATGGCTGGAGATCGTTGAATTTGCGGAAGGTGAAGTCGAGAATCCATCCGGAAAGATGGCACCCCTCGCAAAGGTGGTGAAGCCGGGAGATCTTCGCGAGGTGAACCAGTCGGGCCGTTTCGGTTGTGGACCACGCCCATATATAGGCAATGAATGCATTCGTCGTACAAGCTGATGGCAAGAAGAAGTCGGTGGTACTGTTCCCGGACGACATCGGCGGGGGCCGGATAAAGAAGCAGGTGATCCCCGCCAAGGACGGGAAGAAAGGAACAATAAGAATAACCAGGCAATTCAGAGACGGGGGGAACAGATAATGTCACACCCAAGAGAGCATACCTGCAGGTTAAAGGATCCAGAACTGTTCGATCAGTTCCGGAGGGAGAACGGCAAGAAAGAACATCAGGGCAGGAAGTACGACGTGATGCACGGCCGACGGAAGAGTGATGGGGAATGGGAGAAACAGGCCTTCCGATATCCGAAGGGGACCTGGTCGGTCGCACAGGCCCGGAAACACAGCCGCAGCCATAAGGGGCGCTTCGAAGCAGCGAGCGGCCGCTCTCCGGAACATAGCTCGGTGGAGGTGCAACCCCCCCCCAGAACCTCGAGCATCGTAGTGGATCGTCTCCCCCCCGACGCCTTCGCCCTGGTGGTAGACCAGGGGGATGGCAAGTTCAACCTGCGATATCCCCACCACTGGGTCAGAAAGGGCGAGATATGCGAGATCGACGGCCGGTACGTCAGCGGGGAGATGTTCGTCCACCGGGGGATGCTGATCGAAGCCATGCGGAAGGCCAAGGAGGAAGGAGCGCCCGAGGAGGCCATCCAGCACATGCAGGGGCACATAGACGATCTGGGGGTGAAGATCCGGCAGCTGGCGCCGGCGATCGTGATCCCGGAACCAATCGCCCGGAGGATGAGGCCCGGCATGACGTCGGACATGCTACCGGCGGACCTGCCGATATTCGGGCAGGCGGACCTGGACCGGATGGTGGTAGAGATTGACACCCGCTCGGCCCGGTCCGGCGACGACATCGAGAAGTGGGAGATGGAGAAGATCAACTCGATCGCACTGGCGGACCTGGACCGAAAGGAGCTGTTCACGTTTTCGATGTGGGCATCCAACGAACTGCCCGACAGTTACGGGACCAGGCAGGACCTCGAGACGACCCTGAGGAACTACGTGGCGGATCTGATCGATTCGCGGTCCCTGATGAAGTCTCACGGTATCGGGGGCCGGTGGGGGATAACCGGATCGGCGACGGACATGATGCCGATCGGGAACAGCTTCCAGGGGGATCTGACGCAACGGGATGGGAAGCAGGGCACGTGGCTGAGAGGCCGATACTACATCCTCCTGAACACTGCCGTCGGCGACGGGTTGAACACGAACGACATTGTCAGGAACCTCCGAGCAGGGATCTGGCGCCGGGCTTCGATCGGCTTCACGATCGAAGCAATGGAGGGGAGAGAGAAGGGGTGGTACAAGTGCGAGATCTGCAACAATGACCTGATGTCAGAGGACTGCGACCACCTGCCGAACTTCAAGTACGAAGGGAAACTCTGCATAGCCCGGGTGATGGGCGGGAGCCTGCGGGAGACCTCGCTGGCCTACATGAACGCAGCCCAGGGGACGGTAGTGGAGAAGGCGATCCGGATGGCGAAGGACGGCAAACTCGATGATAAGGCGATGCTCGCCTTCCAGCTGATGTCCGGGGTGAGACTCCCCGACAGCAGGGGGGTGGTAACGATAGCGGCCGGTCCGGGGGGAGGATCCCCGGGATCCGGATCGCAGGAGGAAGAAACCAAAGCGGGAGCAGCAGCCCCCCCAGGGGGACAAGCACCCGAAACCGAACAGCGAGGAAAAAGAAAGAAGGAGAAAAGAACCATGGAAGTAGCAAGAGCTGTTCTCACGACCCTGATGAGGGGGATCCACGAAGGTCTCCCCCAGGGGACGAAGATCCGCCGGACGGCAAGTGACGCGCTCGGGGCGATCGATGCGGCCGAGGGCGAGACAGAGGCGCGACAGGCCGTCGATACCTTCCTGGGGACGTTTAGCACAGAGATGCAGACGATCCAGGACCGGGCGACGGGCGCCGAAGCCCTGGTAGCAGAGCTTCCGGAAGCGGCCGAAGGCGAGACCAGGACCCCGGAGAAAGTGCGGGAGTTGGTCGAGTTCGCCAAAATCGGGCGGACCCACCGCGAGGCCGTGGTCACCGAGGCGTTGGCCCAGGGAGTACGGGCCGACAAGGATGGCTTCGACAAGGATCACTGGACGGAGCTCTTCGCCTCGAAGGGTGTCGAGTTCGTGCAGAAGCAGGGAGATCTGTGGAAGCAGGCGGCTGACCGGGGATTGAAGTCCGGAAGGATCTCGGACGATGGATCAGGCCCGGAGCCGGATCCAAAGAAGATCGGCAAGCCGGATCCGAAGACGGGAAGAATCCCGGACACGCAGCTGTCCGACAAGTACTACAGAGACGTTAAAACGCCCATCAGCAAGTAGGGCGCAACGATCAAAAAACGGAGCGAATAATGCCAGATCAGAACATTCCGATCAGGACGTTCGATCTCCCCAGGGGCGGAAACGCCTACGCGCCTTACGTGACGAGCCTGACAACCGATGACCTGGATGTCGCCGTGATGATATCCGGCGGCTTCAGTGAGGTCACCGGGGTCACCGTCACGAAGGTAACGGAGAACGAACCGGCCATCGGGCGGCTTGCGGTCGTGGAAAACGACGGAGCCTGCTCGGTGCAGGATGCCGGCTACATGTGGTTTCCCTTTACGGAGGGCGACACACCGACACGTCGGCAGGGAGTGCGAGGCGGCCAGACCGCCGGCACAGTAAAAGGCGTGGCCCATTCAGACGGGGGCCGCGGACAAGTGGTGAGCGTTGACAGGACCAATCTCAAGGTCTACGTCAAGTTCTCCGCCTAAAGGGAGCGGAAACGATGATACCAGAAGTTAGATTAGTCTACGCGGGAACCGACCGCGAATTCCAGTTGCCCGACAACGTGGAGATCGTGGGCGGAGCCTCAAGGGCGGCGGACATTGACCTGTCAGCCGGAATAGATGTTTACAAGCAGTGCTCCGAGGAAGGGATCAACCTCACGCAGTACCTGGAGCGCCGGGACCCGTCGCGGTACGACGGTGCCGGGAAGCTCGTTGGCCTCGATGCATATCAACGGCAGCTGAGGCTGGCGGGGATCGTACCGGTCAGTTTCCCGGAAGAGGGCCGATTCGCCTCGAAGGGCGAGCGGTTCTTCCAGGCCGGCTATCCGGCGAGCAAGGTCCTGTTCCCTGAGTTCATAGATCGGGTGGTCAGGATGGTGCTGCTGCGGCCGGCGACGATCGACGCGATGTTAGCGTTGACCCGGATGATCACCTCGGCAACCTACCAGGCGATGGAAATCACCTGGGACGAGAAGGATGTCCGGAAGAAGCGGACGCCGCAGATGACGGAGTTTCCGATCGTCAAGTTGGCGTGGTCCGATACGCCGGGGAAGGTCCAGAAGTACGGCCGAGAGGTGCAGACCTCGTACGAGTTTATCCGCGAGGCTTCCCTCGACATTCTCCAGACAGCGATCACCCTGATCATGACCCAGACGAGGGTGTCCGAGTCGGACGACGCCGTGGCGACGATGTGGAACCAGGTGGCGGACAGTTACATCTACAAAGCCAACGGTTCCCAGGGGCTGGATACGGCTTCGTCGGCGGGCCAGGGTAACTTGACTTACAACGCGTGGTTAGCTTTCGCGTTGGAGTTTTTCCCGTACCAGGTCGACACGATCGTGGCGGGGAAGAAGGCCCTGATCAAGTGGGTAACGATGAGCAAGCCAGGCGCCGATATCATGGAAGTCCTGGCGGCTCTTCAAGAAGGACCCGCGACCGTACGATTCCGGCTCGAGCAGAACATCTGGGGCCCGGTCACGCTGATCTACAACTCCGCAGTGCCCGACGATAACCTGCTTTGCTTCCAGAAGGAGTATGCGCTGGAGCGGATACTGCAGGTCGGCGGCGACATCACGGAGATGGAGAAGATGATCAGGATGCAGTTCTCCTCGATCATCCTTTCCGAGATGGTCGGCTTCGGGATACTCTTCCCGCAGGTCATCCGGATCCTGAAACTGAACTAAACGCGGAGACGCGAAAGGAACTGGGCGGGAGAGCGTCCTTACCAGGCAGCCTTCGCCGGTCACCTGGTGTGGGGGGCGGTGTTGATTCCGGTCGCACCGTCCCCCGCCTCCCGCCTCATCTTCGGAGGATAGAATCATGAGGAGATCCCTTCTGATAGGCATCATCTGCGCCCTTCTTCTGACCACCGTGCTCGGGGGAGGGCGCGCTTTTTGCCAGCAACAGAATGCTCCAACCCAGGGGACCGTACTGATCAAGACCCTGACGTTGGCGTCGACGGAATATAGCATCGACTTAGGCGCAGGGATAAAGGCATTCTCGGTACAGCTGCGGGGCGATTACAATTTGAGGATAGGCTTCTTCGCCGGCAGCACCTCGACTGCCTACTGGACGATCCCGTCAGCCGGTCCCCCGTACGTCAGCCCTCCCTGCTACACGAGCCTGGTGTTATATCTGCGCTGCGATGGGGCAGCCGGCCAGGTAGCCGAAATTGAATACTGGCGCTAAGCGCGAAAGGGGTCTGACATGGAGATGGTACTGGCTTCGGCAGTTATATGGCGGGTTGTCGCCGGGATGGCGGTCCTTTATGGGGCCGTGCTGACCTTCTGGGTTGTCCCGACGAAGAAGACCGTCAGCAAGGTCCGGGATGACTTCAACGATTGCCAGAAGACCAACCCGGCGAAGATCGGGAGGCTCGAAGAGAGGATGGCGGGTGTCAAGCAGGACATTGCCCGCCACGAGAAGACGGTGGCCGACGTCGGCAAAATGAACGCCACGGTCGCCCGGATTGAGGGGAAGGTTTCCGGCCTCTGTACGATGGTCGAGAACCTCCCGAAGGAACTCAACGGAAAGGTATAAAGATAGAGCGGGATGGAAAAGCGGATCGGAAGAATAATTGCTTTTATGGTTTTGGGATGCTTGCTCGTGTTGAGTAATGCGTTCTCCCAGACCCCAACTCCAACCCCAGCCGGTTACGTAACGTTCTGGTCCGAGACATTCAATAATTATTCGATCGGAACGATAGAAGGGTCCGGCTCACCTCCCCGCTGGACCGTTGATACCTCCGGGGCGACGATTGTCCCTCCCGATGATTATTTTGATGTTAGGTATCGTACTGACTGGGAGAATCACACATATATGGCGGCTCGTGATCTCGATGGCGAGGCGATATGGATTAGCGAGACGATTGATACATCAGCTGCTGGTTTAATCACAATTTCGGCCTGGAGCATAGCTTCTTACGGCCTGGAGCCTGCTGACGAGTACCGTTTAACTTATGATATTGACGGAGCAGAGACAACTTGGTTTTGGGAGACAAATGATTTCCCCGATGGTGCAAATACTTGGTGTACGGAAGGGACGGACGTTTCATCGGGAACGGATCTTATACTACGTTGGTATATTACAAACAACGCCGATGATGAGCAATACGGTCTTGATAACGTTGCGGTTGGAAAAATCGTAACTCCGACCCCATCAGTTACTCCAACTGTAACGCCTACACCTACTCCAACATCATCTACTACCCCGTCAATTACTCCAACGCCAACTACAACGCCAAGCATCACCCCTACACCCTCTGTTACCCCTACGGCGCAATGTCTGCGGGAGTTCGGGGAGAACTGGCAGAGCAAGATGGGGATTCAGGGCGATTACTATTGGAGGTGGAGGCAACGGTTGTCTGACGATATGATTATTTCTGAATGGATAGCCGAGACCTTATTTTCAACGGGCCAGTGGGCGGAGAACACCTTCGCCTCAATTGATAATTCTAACTGGTTATACCAAAGAGCTTCGTTTGCCGTTAAACTTGCGGAAGATAGCGCGCCCACGACAATCACTTGGACTGACGGGTCAAGTATTTATATCGCCGAATCAGATGAATCGTCAGATACGGAATGGAGTTGGGAGAATATAACTACTGTATTTGCGGGCGATGGATATACCTACCATGATGCTAATATTGGTTTTAGCAAATCGGCCTCCCCGCCAAATATTATAGTCATTGGTTCGTACGATGATGGAGTAAACCATATCGTCGTCTCAAGGCAAAATACCGCTACGGGGGATATAACAGCCTGGGATTCAACCCAAACTATGTCCAGCGGGACGAATGACCAGGAAATATATGGGGTCATTATAAAAGTCGTTGGCGACTCTGGCGGAACGAAAAAAGAAATACTTGCTACGTGGAAAGAGCAATCGGTTATAAAATCTCGCTATAGAAATAATAGCGAAACGTGGGGAATTGAGACAACAGTCGCCCTCGACGCCTCTGATGGGGAAGCTCAATTTGACGTGGAAAATACTCTTAATGCGGGGGTCGAGGGAGCCCATATCATTTATGTTGATGACGCTGGGAATATAATATCCGCCGAAAGGACCAGTGGAGTAGGCTTGGCGTGGACAAACTATACGATTGTCGAGCCGAGTGATTCGCTCGGTTGCGTTGGGATAGTCCAGTATCAGGGAGGAGATCTTGGCTATGTGTGGGACAAGAACGATACTTCATTTCAGTTCCGCACCCACGACCCGAACCACTCACCTCCTTGGATCCCATCATTGGACCAGCCAGCAAATAACTGGCCGCAGATAGATTTTGCTCGGCAGTCAACAGTTAATATCTCTCAGTCTCAATATCCTTCTCAAATTTCTAATTCAGGAAACCTTATAACTAACTGGATTGGAAATACGGAGAACGGTGGTTGTACGATTGGCTGGGGGGAAATATACGATGTACCTCCGACCCCGAGTCCGAGTCCGACCGTAACCCCTACGCCTACGGTAACTCCATCCATAACTCCGACGCCCTCTCCGATAACACCTACTCCTTCGACAACACCATCGACAACGCCTACCCCTACGCCTACCGCAACCCCGACTCCATCGGTTACTCCTACCCCTACCGTCACACCGTCTCCGTCTCCGACGCCCTCAATCCCCGATACCTTATCTAACCCGAGTTTTGAAGTTGGTAATGGCGGCGGGGGACAAAGCATTTCTGATTGGACCGAACTCGGAACGCCGTCTCAGCTAACTTGGTCTTTAGCAAATCCTTATGAGGGAGTCCGTTCTTGTCGTGCAAATGCTTTAACGCTAACCCCTGGGGATAGGGCGGTTATAAGTTATCCCATGAATGCCTTAGCGGGAGAAAATTATAGATTGAGTGGCTGGACGAGCATTACTGGAGTGGGTGATCCTGACACGGTATATTATAATTATGCGTCATTGTTTTATAACGATGTCGATGATTTTCTTGGAGGGCAAACAGGAGCGTATCGAGGGGTCACGATAGATGTCTGGAGTAACCAATCTTTCACTGCTACTTCCCCTGGGTCTACTACCAGGTTACGGGTTTATTTTGACGCCATGGAGACTGAGAATAATGACAACGATACCTTCACGGATTATTTTCAGGTTTACTTAATAACGCCGACGCCAACGGTTACGCCGACACCTTCTGTTACCCCCACCTCAACGCCCTCAACTACTCCTACCCCAACAGTGACGCCTTCCCCAAGTCCAACTTTAACACCCCAAAAGACCTCGACTCCTACGCCAACAGTTACGCCGACGGTGACACCATCGGCGACACCATCAACTACGCCAACGGTAATGCCCACACCCTCCCCTACAATGACTCCCTGTGGTGGCCGGGCCTGGGTCCAGATGACTGATATTGAGAATATGACTTGGAACTCCGCTACGATCGCGGAGGGTTTCGATGTTATCCTTCGTCCGTTTGGTTTAGGCATTGGCTACGAAAAAGGGCAAGTCTCTGGTATGACGGGGAGCTTTATAGATGGGACCGATAACCCCCCCTCGGCAAATATGTATTATTCGATATTTACCGAGGAAGCCAAAACTTGGTCTATATTTGATTTCACGGTTGATTACGACGGCACAAGTCGGCGCATATACGGACCCACTTATGAGACTTCTGGGGAAGTTGAGACATATTACTACTTTGACGATACAGGAGCCTCGTATGTAGATATCGGTCTTTGTAATCTGGCGAGGGGGGTGCCTACGCCTACGCCCTCAGTAACGCCAACTCCTACTGCGACTCCGACGCCAACGCCAACGGCAACGCCTTCCCCTACCCCCACGGTTACACCAACAGTCACCCCCACGGTTACGCCTACGCCAACGCCAACGCCATCGGTGACATCTACTCCTACGCCATCCGTGACGCCGACGCCAACGGCGACCCCAACACCATCTCCTACGCCTTCGGCAACCCCGACTCCTTCACCGACGATTGCACCAACTCCAGCATCTAAGCCAGGAAACATCATTCCAATTCTCAGGCGACGGAGGGGAGGATAGGATGGCCTACACGCCGAAGATACTGACGGATCCCGACGACCTGGACGCGATCAGGGCCCTGGTCGGGCTTGACGTGACGAAACCCACGGACGTTGCCAAGCTCCCGGACACGACGTTGCTCTCCGTGGCCTACCTGCCAGCGAAAGAGGCCGCGGCGATAAAGGAGTTTACGAACTACGCGTCGCTGACCGGCCCAGACAAGGACCTCTTACGGTCGGTGGTGGCGAAGACGGTGGCGATCGTTGCGATCAGCAACCTGCTCGAATCGGAGACATCACTCGAGTACAAGTATACCCGGAAGCTGGAGAAGCAGGCCGAGCTGCTGCGGGCGGAGATCAAGGACGAGATGGAGATGATAACTCCGACCTCCGACGATGCGGCAGCCCCGGAGTTCTTCAGGCTGGTCGGCCCGACGAGGACGGCGAAGGCGGCCGAGTGAGATGGCGATAGAGGACTTCTATAAGATCTCCGGGGGGATCTACTACAAGACGGCTTCCGTACTGGACGGGACAGCCCCCGGACCCACGATCGCACCTACCAGGCAGCCGGCCGGCCCGGCCCACATTTCGATCAGGCTGACGAATTCCGCGGCCGGCAGCGTGGAGGTTTTCGGAGAGGTGGCTGGCTCTCCAGACAGCGAGACGGTCGACTTGTCTTCAGGAGACGATGCCCGAGAGACGCAGAAGGAGTTCACGTCGATCGACAGGTTTGAGACGGCGATCGCAAGCGGGGAGATATCGGCGGAGGCACTGGCGGGGAGCGGGGAACCGGTTATCGCGGAGGTCCTGGGCGGCACGGTGATGATGAGAGTGAAAGCGCAGCGGGGGGACATCCGGATGGCGGCCGCCGGCGATCAGGAGATAGCGGACTACGTGGGGGCGTCGATGGCGGACTCCCTGCTGGTGGCCGGGCGGTTCGTACAGGCCGACTTGGGGGACGGACGATTGAAAAAATTTAGAATAATTTACGTGACACCATTAGCCGAACTTGGTAACGTGAACTTCGACCTGAAATTCCTAAAATCCGCAGGCCCCTGAGGCCGTAAGGAGAAGACGATGGATCTGATGGCGAAGATAGATAAGAAGAGCGGTGAGGCCGACATCACGGTCTCGATAGTAATCCTCACCCGGAACAACCTTCCGATCACAATCGACTGCCTGATGGCGGTGACCGAAACGCTGCCTGATGGCGTGGAAGCCGAGATCATTGTGGTAGACAACCACTCGACCGATGGGACCCGGATGTGGCTGGCATGGTTCGGATCGATGTACGCCAATCCGGAGACGAACCCCCACCCGACGAAGAAGATCAGGCTCCGACAGATCCTTTTGGACCGGAACTACGGGTTCCCGGCCGGCTGCAACCGCGGCTTCCGGAAGGCGAAGGGCGACGTGGTGGTATTCCTGAATAATGACGCGGTCGTTACGCCTGGCTGGTTCGAGGAGCTGCTGACTCCCCTGATCTACGTCCCGGAGGCCAGCTTCACGGCACCGGTGAGCAACTTCAGCGGGGGGAACCAGCAGGTCAAGGCCCCGTACACTAACCAGGAGCAGATGCTGAAGTTTGCAGAGGAGAACCTGGGAAAGAACCACAAGAAGGCGGTGGCATCGTGGATGGTGACAGGCCTGTGCCTGATGGCGCAGCGGGACTTCCTCCAGGAGCTGGTGGGGTTCCACGTCCCGGCCGGCCAGCTGTTCGATGAGCGGTTCTTCCCGGGAATGTGGGAGGACAACGATCTGTGTCTCCGGGCTCGGCTGAAGAGCCGGCAGAGCCTGGTGTGCCAGGGGGCGTTCGTCCATCACGAGGGATCGAAGACGATCAGCAAGTTGGAGATCACGCCGCGGGAGCTGTTCGAAAGGAACCAGCGGAAGTTCCGGGAGAAGTGGCAGAAGGAGTTCCCGGCGGAGGACAAGATCGTGGCGATGCTCCGGGTAAAGAACGGGATCCGGCACATCCGAAGGTACTTCGAATCCCTGGAATGGGTCGACGAGATCGTGGTGCTGGACACAGGATCGACGGACGGGACGATCGAGGTGGTCGAGGAGAACCTGAAGAGAAACGGCGGGAAGGTGGCGGCCTTCAACCGGTCCCGCTTCCGGGACAAGTCGTTGCAGGAATATAAGGAGCGGCAGTTCCTCCTGGAGATGGCACAGAAACGCAACCCGACGTGGATCGTCCGCCAGGATGTCGACGAGGCCGTGGAGCTGAAGATCCGGGACAAGCTCCCGCTGATGCTTCGGCCGCTGGACCCGCAGACCCTCTGCTGGCAGTTGCCGATGAAGACCTTCTGGCGGGGGGAGAAGAAGTACCGGATAGACGGGGACTGGGGCAAGATGTGCCCGATGGTCCTCTTCCGGAACATGCCGGGGGATAAGCTCTTCGACAACAAGCACCCCCAGGGATTCCACACGCCGACGGTCCCGGTCTTCCAGTCGGGCAACGTGGGATTCGTCAACGTATCGATCCTCCATTACGGCTACTCGAGCTACCGAGAGGCCCAGAGGAAGCATACCTGGTACGTGAAGACGGACACGGAGAAGCGAAGGGGGGCGATCGGCGGGAGGGGCAACTACTCGCACCTGGTGGACGAGAGTGGCCTAAAGCTGCTTGACTACCATCCGGACGGGGGGATCAGCCTTCTGATGATGGCGAGGGCCAACGAACTCGAGGGCGCCGCCAAGGTGATCGAAGCGGTGGCCCCGTTCGTTGACGAGATCATCCTGGTTTATACGGACAACCAAGTAGAAGGTGTCGCTACTGACATACTGGAGATAGCTATCAAAGCGGCATTGCTTGAATATACCGGATTCTCTAAGCTCCCGATTCTGAGGGTTTACAAATATGACTGGAACGACGACTTCTCGGCCGCCCGGAACTTCGGCCTGGCGAAGTGCACCCGACGGTGGGTGATGTACCTGGATCCGGACGAGGAGCTATCATCCCAGGACCTGGGAAAGATCTCGGCGGTGACCGAGAGGGACGAGACGATCATCCATATCTTCTCGGTGCTGAACCTCTTCGACGATCCCGGGGAAACCCTCAAGCCGCGGGCGAACATACAGGAGTCGATCAGGTTGTTCCGGAACATGCCGGGGAAGATCTACTTCGCAAACCTCATCCACGAGACGCTATGTGACGCCCTGGAGAAGATAAAGGGGGGACCCCCCCCACCCGGGCGCCCCGGAGTTCTGGTGAGGCACAAGGGGTATTTGGCGAGCCAGGAGGACATGAACCGGAAAATGTACCGGTATGCGCAGTTGAGCATGAAATGGGCGGAGCAGGCCCCGAACGACAGCCGGCCGCTCTACAACCTGGGGCTGCACTATCTGGATCTTGACGATATCGACACGGCCCTGGACTACTTCGAGCGGGCTCGGAAGAAGGACGACGGAAAGCTGTGGCAGGTCAACCAGGCCCTGATGGGGATATATCTCCGGAACGGCCAGGTGCTCGCCGAGGAGACGATGAGGAATATGCCGGAGGGCCATCCCCGGGTCGAGCAATTGAAGAAGATCGTGGAGATCCTGGCGGAGAATGTCGGGGAGGTCCAGCACGTGATAAGGGAGGTCCCGGATGGCGACAGCAACTCTAAGGCTCTACGACAAACAGGTGCAGGCGCGACTGCGGAAGTCGGCAAAGCGGGCGGTGACAAAATCGATCAGGCTGGTAAACAGGCAGTTCATAAGAAACATCAGCCTGACGGATCACTCGCTAAAGGAACTGGCGGACATGGGGCATCCATATCGCCCCGGGGGAAACCCGCCGCATAGCCCGGCATGGCTGGTTCACAAGCAGTCTGGGGGCCTGGTACAGGACGCAGTTCTGAAGCCGGAGGTGTTAGAGACGGATGATTCGTTCGTCGCAAACTTCGGGCTGGATCCCAACGACCCCCAGGCCCGCGGTGTGGTGCTGGGGGACCAGGTGGGAATACCGATGATGCCACGGCCGGTAGTATGGGGAACTTTGGGACAGTTGAAGGAAGAGGTAAAGAAGACGATGATCGAAGAGATGAGAAGCGGATCAGGAGCTGGGACAATATCAGTGATAGGAACGGCATAAGATGGCAGACGAGCGGACAATAGAGGACTTCCCGGAGTTGTGGAGGTACATCTGCATCAACGATGAGGAGTTGCGAAAGGTAATCGGAAACCGCGCGTATCCGACACACATCACCCAGGTCACAGGCCCGAAATACCCGTGCGGAACTCTACACGACTTCGATGCGACGCCGGACGTCGGGATCCCGGCGCTCAAATACGGGAACTACCTGATGGAGTCATGGGCGGATACGGATGTGGTAGCGAAGACGATACAAAACCACTTTGAAAGATTGTTCCATACCCTGGCCGGCAAGAGGTTCGGGATCACGATCGGTCAATGCTATATGCTGAGGGGTCCCAAGGTGGGGCCCTTCGACCAGGAGAAGAGCAAGTTCCACCGGATGAGCTATTGGCGGGTGGACTGGTGGAAGACGGCTTAACGAAGGCGGAATGAAATCGAAAAAGGACAAGTTCGACCAGGCTCCCAACTCCCGGCAGGAGTGGCTGTGCAAAAGTTGCGCAACCGCCGGCAACCAGGTCGTGCTGGGGATCGTCGAGGGCGATTCCCTGCGGGTAAAGCACAAGGACCTGTACATCGAGATCTTCGGCGAAGCCAGAGTAATGATAAACTGCCCGAAGTGCGGCCAGAGGCAGGAGCTGAAATCGACGGCCTACGACCTGGTGATTGAATATCTAAAGAAACTGAAAGAGAAGGGGGAGCCGGCACCGGAGAGGCCCGGACCGGCAGCGAAGGATTAACGACTATAAGAGCTTACGGAAGGATTCGCGTCCCTCCCGAGCTCACAAATAGATACCATTGTGACAGCCTGAGGCTGAAAGGCTCGAAACAGAACTGCGCATGGTAGTTAGGAGGTGGCTTATGGGCTTCCAAGTCAACTACAACGTGCCGACGTATGAGAAGAGAAATCTCACGTTTGGCCAGGCGCGCGTTTTTCTCGGGCCTCCGGGAGAGACGCCTACTAAGGACGTCGGGGCGACGGACGGAAATGTCGAACTGACGTTCACGAAGGAGACCCTCGAGGTTTGGCAGGGTTCTCCGTCGGTGCTGATCGCGCAGTACATAACCCTCCAAGGAGCTACCCTTCGTTTCACAGCGATGGAAGGGATGGCGAGATTGGACCTTCTGAGATATGCGCTCGGGGCGGGCGACTATACAGGAACGGAGGGTGTAGGCACCGAAATCCTCGACTACGGCGGGAATGCGAACCTCGCCGAGGTTGCGGCCCGCGTTTTCCACAGGATGCCTAATGGGACGTGCGTTTTCTTCTACGTCTGGAGGGCACAGTCGCAGGCCGATTCAACCCTGTCCTTTAACAAGACCGGGATGAGTGGACTCCCGATCGAGTTGAAGGTGCTGGATGGTGAGTACGACTTCACCGGAGCAGCACTTTCGACGACCAACAAGGGCAGGCTGTTCAGGGTCATTAAAATCAACGCCCCGGTATAGGGGCATTAACCAGGGAGGGACGCGATGAGTTCCGGAGAGAAGAAAGAAGGGAAGAAGAAGGAAACCCCGACGGTAACACCTATGTCGCCGCCGGGAGAAGAGGGAAGGCCCCAGGCATCCGAAGCGGCGCTGAAGATGGTGGCAAACATCCGGACGCACCAGGATGCGTATAAGAAACGGCTCGATGATCTGAGGAAGATGATCCGGGAGGGCCACACGGTCGAGGGCTGGATCCTGGAGGAGATAAAGGTTCCGCCGATCAAGGGGAAGAAGGAGAAGCAGGCGATCAAGCTGATCCTCGAGCTCTTCACCAAGAACCCGGAATTAGCCCGTGCGCTGAACCGGGAAGAGGGCCAGGATCTGGAGCCAACTGAAATCCTGAACCTGATCCTGGGCGCCCTGATGAAGGCGGTGGAGCTGCTGGAGGAGATGGCGGCATTGTTCGTGGAGAAAGACCGGGACTGGGTACAGGACAACCTGATGGTCCCTGATATGGTGAAGGTCATCTCCCCTTTCTTAACCGCCGAGGCAGAGGGCTTCGTGGACATGATCAAGACGTTCAAGGAAGCGGGGATGATGGGGACGATCGGAGCGATTTTGCCAATGATTTCAAAGTAACGCTCCGACTGATGAGGATGGGGGCTGGCTCGTTCGAACAAGCGGTCGACGTAGACAATGAACAGGCCGATAGGCTAATAGCATACGACGACGAGTTCCGATTCGAGCAGGCCGAACTGGTGGCAAACTTGATAGCGATAAAGGTCAGCCAGATGTTCGGTGAGAAGGAAATAGATTACCCTCGACCCTCGGCGGAACCGGACAAGGATAAAAAAAGACCGGCAGTGAAGGGCGCGCCGCCGCTCACCGATGCAATCGTCGATGAGCTGGTGAATATGACGAACTGAAAGAGGACGCATGGATATCAAGGAAGCAAACAGAATAATGAAGAGCGCCGAAGTCAGAGATCGGAAGGCGCTCAAGGAGGAGGCGAAAAGCAGGATCCGGGAATACCTGGATGCCTCTCCGGAGGATCAATGGTCTCTGACGACGCTGACGTACAGACACAAGTTCGACAAAGCGGGCTTTCTGATCGAGGCCATGAAATGGAAGGGGCTGATTAGGGGCTTCAAGGTGGAGAGGGTGAAGATCCTCTCCGGGGTGCAAGTGATAGTCTACGTAAGGTTGACGTTCACAAACGGGAGGTCGAGGACGGTGATGATACCGATGACTAAGGAAGCAGACATCCGAACGCCGGACATCGACGCCTCACTTGGAGTGGATGGCAGGAACGCCCCGCCATTTTACCAGGTACACAATTAACACCCGGATCGTTCTTTTCGCGATGCCCGCATGGATGAACTGATCGCGGAACTAATCGGGACGGTCTCGATAAAGGGACTGGAGAAGACCGCGGCCGACATTAACAAGGTCGCGCAGAATCTCCGGAAGCTTTCCAACCAGACCGGCCAGCAGCTGGGAAAGCAGGAGAACCGCTATCGCTCCTGGTCCCAGCGGATCAAGGGCTTCGCCGAAAAGAACGGTGCCGCCCTGCGATCCATGGGCCGCTACCTCACCGTCCTGGGAGCAACCCTCACCGCACTGGTTACCAAGTCGGGCCAGCTTTTCGTCGCTTATGAGAAGGGCGCGTCCGACATTTCCACCCTTTTGTCCGGTGGGCTGACGGAGATCTCCGGCCAGATGGCGATTTTCGACCAGGGGATAAAGCAGCTCTCCGTCGACTTCGATCAGACCACTGACAATCTCCAGAGGGGCCTGTACGACATCCTCTCTGCGTCGATTGCCCCGGCGGATGCGCTCCAAGTGCTGGCGGTGGCAAGTGAGGCGGCGACTGCCGGGCTGACCTCTGTCGGGGTGTCGGCCGATGCCCTGACGACCATCCTCAACGCCTACCAACTGGAAGCCTCCCAAGCCACCGAAGTCAGCGATAAGCTGTGGGCGATTGTCAAGCGGGGGAAAGTCACCTACGAAGAACTTGCCGGGAGCATCGGGCTTGCCGCGTCAACGGCGGCCGTTGCCGGGCTACGCTTTGAAGAACTCGGAGCCCTGATCGCCACCGCCACCCGGGCGGGGGTGAGAAACCGGATCGCCATGACGGGGGCACGGTCCACCCTGCTTGCCTTCCTCAAAAACACCGACGAGCAGAAGGAAGCCGCCCGCAAGTTTGGATTCGAGCTGAACGAGGTGACTCTGGCGGCTGAGGGGCTTGAGGGAGTTATCAAGAAACTGGCTGGGGCAAACGACCTGAACCGGGCGGCGACTGCCGCGGAGATCGTCGAGATTTTCCAGAACCGCCGGGCCTTGAATGTCCTGGCCCCGGTCCTCCAGGACGTCGCAGGTTTCACGAAAGACATCGCTTTGCTGAATGACTCGGCGGGGCTCTCCGCGCTCGCTTTCTCGAAGCGGGCGGATGACCTGGGCTTCCAACTCGGGCAGCTTTCCAAGCAGCTGAAGATACTGATGATAGATTTCTTCGAGCCGCTGGTTCCCCTGATTAGAGGTATCGCCGACGCTATTGGTGGACTCCTGAAGTGGTTCGAGAATTTGAACGCGGGTATGAAGGGGGTAATCGCAACGATCACCCTGCTCTCGGGGGTGTTGCTGACGCTGACTGGAACCCTGGCATTTCTCCTCCCTGGTCTTCTCAAGTTTGGGGCATTACTGTCTGGGCCAATCGTGATCGGGATAGCCGCCGCTGTAGCTGTGCTCGTCGGGGCGGGGGGTCTGATAGCCGCAATCAGCGCAGCGAATAGCGAGTTCGAGGATGCGGGAAAAAATGCGTCGGAGTTTGCGGCGCGGCTTAAACAGACAGTGGCTGAGTATGAATCGACGCAAAAGAGGATCGAGCACCTGATCTCAAAGTATGACGAGCTGAAGCTGAAACTGGCTGAACAGGAGAAGGGGACGGACGATTATATCAAGACGCAGAAGGAGCTAAAGAAGACTATCGACGCAATTCTGAGAATAGTTCCGGATGCGGGGGGAGCGTGGAACGACTACGGGGTCATCATCGACATCGACAAGAAGAAAGTCGAGGAGTTCACCGAAGCTCAGAAAGAGAACCTTAAGATCACCCAGGAAATCGCGTCGATTACATCGGAAATCACCGCCCGCAGGCTCGAAGAAAACAGGGAGGCCAGGGAGGAGGAACGAAAGCAGGTCCAGGCCGACATCGAATTTTATACCCAGCAACAGGCTGCATTGAGGGCCAGGCTGGAGGCAGCGACAGTCCCAGGCCAGCCCCTGGAACTGATCCCCCCGAAGGCGACGATCGACAGATACAAGCTGGACATCCTGGAACTTGATAAACGGCTGAACCCGCTTAAGAAGACACTGGCCGAGCTGAATAAGGAGGGCAAGGAACATGAAGCGGCGTTACTGAATATGGCGTCCGGCCTGAAATTCATGTCCGATCAGGGGAGAATCTCAACAGCACAGCTTAACACCACCCTCGATTCACTTCGAGGACTCCGGGCCGCATACAACGGATTGGTTGCGGGGGCCATCGAGCCGACGAAGACATCAATCGACATCCTCGGCGAAGCCTTCGCCAGGAGCAAAAAGGAGTTTCCAGACTTCAGGGCATACATCGACGACGTGCGGGAGGCCAGCCGGGCAACGATCAACTGGGGTGAGGTCGCCGGGAAGATCGGGAAGGAAATGGCGGACCTCGAGGCCGAGTTGGAGACCCTGTGGGAAGCGGGGGATTTCGAGGCGTTCTTTAAGAAACAGGTGGCATGGCTGGAGCTCCTGAAACGCCAGAATAGCGCAATCACAGAGCAGGGGGACGAGGTTAAGAAGCTGGCGAAGGTAATCGACGAGACGGCCCAGCGGATGCTGGAGTTCGAGGGCTTCTCGATCCAGTCGCTGATCACCTACCTCGAGCTGCAGCGGGACAAGTTCGAGCAGGGATCGAACGAGTGGCTGGCCTACGAGCAGCTGAAGGTTAAATATACTGACGAGGCAGCCGCGCAGATCATCCAGATCTGGGGGAACGTCACGACGGACTTCAAGGCCGGGCTGAGCGATATGCTCCAGGCGGGGCTCCAGGGATGGGACAACCTGGGGGACGCAGTGGACGACTTCGGGAAATCGATGGTGGCGTCCCTCCGCAAGGCGTTCGCAGACTCCATAATAGAGAAGCTGGGATTCGACAATTTATTCAAGGAGAACATCCTTGGGCTTGAGGGGATACTTGGAGGCTTCGGACAATCAATCGCCTCGACATTTGGCGGTATCTTCTCCTCTATTGGGGGTGGCGGAGCTGGAGTTGGGGCGACTTTTGATTTAGCTTCATCTGGGATCACTGGGGCTGGAGAAGCAGCTGAATACACTCTGGGGGAATTGAAAGAATTAGGAGCTACTGTTAGCGAAGTAGGAGGGGAAACGTGGGTTGATTTAACGAATACTGGCTTGGTTGAAGCTGGAGAGGCGGCTGAATATACCACCGGAGAACTTCAAGAAATGGGGATTGCCGCCAAGGAATCGAGCTCTTCATTCGCTTCGATCCTCCCTCCAGTCGCTGCAGTTGCATGGGCTGTCACCAACCTTGTAACCAATATCGAGGGCCTTAAAACAAAATTCAAAGATGGTAAGATTGAAGCTCGTGATTTCACTACAGCACTTGGCGAGATTGCAAGTCCCGTAACCTCGCTTCTCCCGGATATGGGACGGCTGGATGAGGCTATCAAAGGCATGGCAGCGGGCTTTGCTATCCTGGGACCTCCCGGCGCAATTATCGGAGGATTGATCGGGGCCTTCGGGGGTGCCGTAGGAATCAAGCATGGCACAAGCGGACTGGAAGAACTCGGCCTGGCAATGGATAAAATTGTTGAGAAGGGCGATCAGTTTGCAGAACAGACGGTTGCCCGGCTTCGCCAGCTAACGCATGGGGAGAGAGGTGTCTTATCTGAAATAGCTGACGCCGAACATCGAGGAGGCGGGGAACTACTGGAAGTCCTTGAAATGAACTTCGCCGGTCGCCAGGCTTGGTTTAATAAGTACATCGTCCAAAGTGAGGCATTCTCGGACGCTCAGCTAAAGCAAATCCAGGATATGCTCGGCCTCTATGAGAACGCGCAAGATCGCCAGGTGGCACAGGAAAGCGAGGCGTTTGAGGCATCACTGCAATCAATGGGGACTTATGTATGGGAGTGGGCTCAACTAAATCGCCACCAACGAGATGAAATTGGCGGATGGGAAGAAGCCTTCAAAGAAGCGACTGATAATGTCAAAGCAAACGGAGGTGATTTCCGAGAAGCATTCATAGAGGCACTAAGAGGATTGCCGGATATCACTGATGAGAGCATGCAGGCTTTGCTTGATGCTTTCGATCAGGCCAGCGGCACATTTGAGAAGAGCAAATTATTCACCGGTGGAATAGACCTGGGAACGAACGACTGGAGGGAATGGTCAGATGGAATCGCTACCGCCGTTAAATTAGCAGGATCAAATATCAAGACTTTTACCGGGGATATTGAAGGCGTTATTGACCAATGGTTAGCAGGAGAAGAATTTGATCTTGAAGAGGCGTTGCTCCGGATTCCCGGAATGACACGCGATCTTGCAGAGAGTTTCAAGCAAGAAGCCGAGGCACTAAAGGACCAAGAGCTAACGGACTTCGGATTCAGTGATGAGAATATCGCTAACCTCGAAAAATCCATGGCAGAGGTTGAAAGAATCGTCTCGGAGAGCGGGGGGCTGGAGGGTTTCCGGGAGAGATTCAGCGCGGAACTCGGTGGACTGGGTGACGCCACACGACAAGAAGGACGGAAGCTCGGACTTTTATTCAGCGAAGGATTCGATATTGAAGGTGGTCTCAGCGATATAGATTTATCAGAGACCTTTTCCCGTATTCAATCTGAGGCATCGACTGCCGGATATGACGCAGGAGCTGCCTACAAGGAAGGATTCGAGGAGGGAGCCAGCGGTTCCGGGATTCTTGGAGATGTAATGTGGAGTATGGCAGTTGTCCAGGAGGCGATCAATAACTTCTCTAAATGGGGAGAGGAGATTGGCAAGGAATACAAGGAAGGCTTCGCCAAGGAAGCTGAAATAGGAGACCTTACCGGGCTCGATATTGATAGCGAGATAAGGAGAACCGGGAGGGAGCAGGAGGATATAGATGACAGAGGGTTAATCGAAACCCTTCAAAGGGTTGGCGGCTCTTTAGATGGGGTAGATGAAAGTACAGGAGAAGCCACTTCATCCATATTCTCGATGGCAGAGGAGATAGATAGCACTAATGACTTCTTCGCCTTACTGAGGAGCTTGCTCGATCAAACGGCTCTCTCTCTCAATATTTTCAATAGCAAACTTGGAGCTACCCCGGAGCCGGACCCCTTCGGCTCTACGAAGCCAGGAAGGGGAATCGGGGCCGGTTTTTCCCTTGACAACCTTCGGGAGATCGTGGCATCTTTGGCTCAGGCTCCCCGGATACTGGCAGGAGCTTTGACCGGCGTCCCCCTACCAAGAGCTGGAACCCTGCGCGCGCCGGAGATCCCGGGAGGACTCGGGGGAAGGGAAATAACCGTCCGACAGGTGAGTGAATATCATCTGCACTTTGACAGCTTTGAGGACGAGGACCGCGTTGTGAAGGTGGTCCGGGACAAGCTGAGGCCAGCCCTCGAGGATGATCTGCAGAGGACCGGCCGGACCCTGGAGGATCTGCTGAAAAGGACCTGATGAGTGTCGGACCGAAAATCGGAAAGGAACCGGACATCATCGACCTGACGGGGACTGGCGCCCTGGTTACTTTGAACTGGGTACCCATACGGGACACGCATCAGTTGGAAGCGGGCAACTCCAGGGACTACAACAAGGGCTGGATCCTGGAGGCGACGGTGGACTGGACGAGAGAGGCGCTGGTTCCGATGTCCTTCTCCGACGATCTGGCGGACCTCTACAGCCTAACGTGCGACGACACGATTTTCTTCTGGCCGTTCCCGGACAAATACCCCGGTTCGTTCTATAAGGTGAAGCTGGTGGGGAAGTGGGACCTGAACCCCCCCCGTGGGCTGACGGGCATGGGGCTGGCCGGGAGGATGATGTTAGTGGGGAAGGAAGTCTACGACGAGAAACCGAAGTTCCTGACCTAAGGAGGACGCAAATGCCTAACGTGAAACCAACGAGGGACGTGGTCATCGTGAAACCGGTGGCCCCGGAGGAAGTGAGCAAGGGCGGGATATTCATCCCGCAGACCGGATCGGATGACCAGAAGTACGGCAGCCGCGCGATGGTGGTGGCCTGCGGGCCGAAGGTGAAGAGTGACCTGAAGCGCGGGCAACTGGTGATCCATAACCGCTACGCAGGGAGCGAGTTCAAGTTCGGGGATGAGCGGCTGCTGGTGATGAGGGAGGAAGACATCGTCGCCATGCTGCACCCGGAGGAGGGGGAAGAGACGTGAGACCGATGCCCTTCCTGGTTCCATTCCTGTGCCCCCATTGCGGGCAGTTGATCAGCTATTACATCACCCGCAATTTCCCGTTCGGCCACGACGAGGATGTCGGCCGATTCGAGAAGGAGGACAAGAAGGACAGCCTGGCGTGCTCCCGGTGTGGAGAGCCGATCGACATTAAGATAACGATCAAAATAAAAAAGGGGGAGAAAATCCACGAAGGGGGTGAACAATGACAGCACCATCTATTAGGGGCTATACATCGGATCCGCCCTGGGGGGAGAACAGAATCGCGGATACTGAGGACAAGGCATTTAAGCTCGGGAATACGACACCCGGAGGAGCAGGCGTCAATGACTTCGAGCTTTATTGGTTCAACCGGGGCTATGCGAAGCTCTACGACCCTCGGTTAACCATAATCCCGCACCCGACGATGGATCAAGGAAGCGCTGCCGATACAACTGTGGTAATGCGGCTCGGGGAATATTTCTCGATCCCTCCCCCAACTCATATCCTCCCCACTGACACGCCTGCTACGCCCGCGAATACGGGCGACTGGGACGTTGTCGGAAAACGGGGGCCGATGCAGGATCCATTCCTGTCTTTCGAGAATATCTTTAAATGTGGGATAAGGTGGGGACCTGGGATAAATGCAACCCCCGGCTGGATCCGGAAGGCGTTTCAGTGGGACGGGAGCTTCAACCCGGACACCTGGGACCTGATCTACATGCCGCTGTCTGATCTCCACACCCCGGATATGACGTGGTATGACCCCTGGGTGAAAGTAGATAACGGGTGGGATGTTGAACATTGGCCTGATGTTTCAATGTGGCCGCCGCCAGCTACATCTTTAACGGGTTACTTCTTGCAGATGTCTAACCCTTTTGGAACTTTCGGGGGTCTTTTTTTACACGATAACGCGGGAAAGCCTTGGTACGATAGCGTTTCAAATTCAATTGGATACTATGCAACCGCCCTTGTTAACATCAGAAATACTTCTGGACCAGGTTATGAGTTCAGAATAATTATCGATGATGGAACTTATAAGTTCGACGTGATAATCAAGGAAACAGAGGTAACTACTTCGGGGGTCAGTGGTGCCTCGCCTTATGCGGTTTCCCTGGCAGGTGATTACGTCGAAGTGGGGGTAGGAGTACAGGGGACAGAAGCAACTGTTTATATCGACGATACCGCCAGGATAACTGGAACTTTATCAGTTGCATCTACGGGAAAGGCAATAAAATTTGGAATTTTAAGCCAGGCTGTTTTCGGACATACGAATCTGGCTTCGATCAAATACTACCTCGGCGGCAAGACGGAGCCGACGGGTTAAACCAAAAATGAGACATCTGGTTCAATCGGAAAAGGCGCAAGTGAGCCGCGTTATTTCCCCGCTCACTATCTGGCCTCAAAAGAGGTATTGAGATACCAGTTCGGGGGAATGGGAGAACCAGCCGCAGGATCAGCGGACAACCGAGAGCAGGAGGGGGCGATCGGGTGTTTCAGTTAAACACTTACAGCCAGAGCAGGGGGTGAAACGGGATCGACGGTTAGATAAATAAGACTTGGCGCATGTCGAGGTTGGCCGGGGGGCCTCGTAAAAACCCGGCCGAAGAAGTAATTGGCGAAGCAATGCCATTAGCAGCTTAGACAAGTCTAAGCCGGGGACCGATCGACGCCGATAGATTATATCCCCGCAGGGATCGGTTGACTTTTGGGGGAACCGTTTTCAAAGCAAAACGGGAGCCTTTGAAGAAGTAAGGCCGTGCCGCCTTAAGAGCACTAAGCATGTAGTGCCAACCTTATTTGCTATTCCGGACGGGGGTTCGACTCCCCCCACCTCCATAAAAAAATGCTAACTGACATAGAAAAACTGATCGAGGCGGCCAAGAGTAAGAGGATAAGGTTCTTAAAAGTTCGGGGTGCCCTCAAATCGTCAACCATTATCGGCGAGAATTACGAGACCCCGGAGCTGGACGCAAAGATCATGTCTTTCGACACCCTGATCGAGACCCTGGAGACGACAATCAAAAATGCCTAACCCCATCCTCAATCCATCCTTCGAACTCGACCCCGCCCTCGTCAACTGGACCGTGACGGCCGGCGGGGCTGACGTTTCCCGGTCAGCCAGCTTCGCCTACGACGGGACCTATGCCCTCCGGATGATTAATCTTACCACGCTTTATTCCCAACACTCGATTACGTCCGATCAATTCGCGGTTGACGGCTCGAAGCTCTACCGCTCACAGATCTTTCATCTGACGGAGGACGTCGCCGGCGGGGATCCCACCCGGATCAAGTACTTCTGCTTCATCAACTGGTATGATTCAACCCCTTCTCTCCTCGGGCTGACCTGGATCGTGCAGTTCGAGCGGAACCCATCCTTCGACACCTGGTACAGGTACGAGACGTACCTCATCAAGCCTCTGTTCGGGGCGGTGAACGCTGAAGTCGTGATCAGAATGGCGGACGACGGGCCGACGGGGAACTACGGCTTCGCGGACCTGATCTCGCTCGAGGAGATGAGTGACGATGAGGAGACCGGGAACCGGATCACGGGGAATATCAACACGCTTGTCGAAGTGGCCGACGCCAGGATTACCGGGAGGATCCTCCGGAGGATGATCTGGTCGACCACGCCGACGTCCGAGTTCGACGACGAGGAGGCCCGGACCTGCGGCCAGAGTCCGGCGATCAGGGTGCTGGTCTTCCACGACTCCTTTCCGGACAATCCCATCCCGGGCCCTTCCGGACAGCTGAAGTACATTGACGTGACGGACCGCCTGATGACGCCGGGGGTGATTTACCGGGAGATGACGAAGGGAGTCGGCCGCCCACCCTCGCTGGTCACCTCGGACATGTTGCTGACTTTCGACGACAGCGACCGGTACTTCAACGACCGGCAGGAGGGCTCGCTATTCTACGGGCTGGACTACGCCGGGTGGAACCAGGACCGGCGGGTGGAGGTGTGGGCCGGCTTCAACTACGCCAACGTTGCGGAGGTCCTCCGGAAGGCGAAGTTCTCGATAAAAAAGCTGGTCCCGAATGCGGAGACCGGAAAAGCCGTGATGCACTTGAAGGACGGGGTGGCGAAGGCGTACGAGGAGAAGATCGGTGTACCGTCGGACGAGACGGTGGACGGACTCGGCCGCCAGGTGGGGACGTCCCGGCCGCTGGAGTACCCGCGGGACGTGGTCGACGCCTCGAACGACAAGATCGTAGTCCGGACAGACACGGCGGGACCCCCGGCCGGATGGCAGAACATCTTCATCCCCCGGGGGACTTGGGGAAAGGAGAAGCGGGCGGAGCTGCTGCAGCTGAACCTGAACGAACATGGGGTCTACAAGGCGGCCGGCTACAGCTTCGCGGTGACCTACGACGGGGAGAACGACCAGTTCATCATAATCCTGAGCGGTGGAGCCCTGGGCCTCGAGCTGGACGGCGCCGCGAGTACCGCAGACCCCCTCTACGGGTTCTCGAACATAACCCACGGAGGACCCGGGACCTACGAGATCAAGTCCGACCTGGTCCCGGTGACGGCGACGGAGACCTTCAAGAACGTGATCGAGGATCTGGCGGTCGCCCAGGGGGGGCTGGGATTCGACAACCTGGACATCGAAGACCTGGCGCTGACCTTCCGGAACGTGGCACTCTACAACACGAACGTAGGGACGGCGATCCAGGACATTGCAGAGGTGGGGGTGGGATCCCTGTGGACGGAAGGGATGGACGTGCTGGTTTTCCGGGCCTTCGGCTCGATGCCGACGGAGGTCTACCGGGACTTCCGGGGGGACACGAACCGCCAGGACATGGACTATATCGGCCAGGACACCGAGACACAGGTGAGGGAGGTTCAGGTGACGGGAAGGTACGGGGACGTATCGGTGGCCGAGAGCGGGGGGAGTGTGGGGCAGGTTGTGACGATCGACAGCGGGATCGCAGAGACCCCGGCCCAGGTGGAGGCGATGGCAACCGGCTACCTGGCGCAGTACAACCTGGCGCCGGCCGGGGTGGAGCTGGACATCGAATACTTCCCATCATGCGAGCCGGGGAAGATGGTGAGGATCTTCGACAATGCAAAGCCGGATGATCCGATCCTGGGACACGTGGTCCTGAACAATCTGAACCTGGCGAACAAGACGGGGCGGATCGTCGTCAAGCCGTTCAGCCGGGTGAAGGTATGGGCGACGAAGGAGGACTGGGACGCGTTCGATGCGGAGAGCGGGAACCCCCTGATCGTGCCGACGGGGACCAGCGAGTTGCAGCTATCACTTCAGGATACGGCCGCAGCCTGGCGCGAGTACGTGGTGGACGCCGGCGCCGGCAAGACGGCGAAGTGGCTGGCGTTTAATAAGACGGACGATGACGACTCCCTGCTTTTTTTCCATGACCGGTTCGACACGACTCCGGTGGGACGGTACACGGTCCTGCCGGCGGAGATCCTCTACGAGACGCTGACGGGCTACCTGAGCTACGACGCGGAGGAGAAGCAGGCAGTCCTGGCGACGGAGTACGCAACCACGTCGGTGATCCTATTGGTGAACGGGATCAGTGTGGCGGACGTGAAATGCGAGCATGAGATAATGGTGACGGCGGTGATCGGGGAGGGGATAATCATCGGACAACTCCGAAGAGCAGATGCGGACAACTTCTATATCACCGCCTGCCGGCGGGCCGGGGAGTCCCCGCGGATCGGGAAGATGGTGGCGACGGTGAGGACGGGGGATCTATACAAGCCGGACACAGAGTCCTACTACCCGCTGAATACCTGGCTAACGGTGACACAGCAGATCGCGAGTTCGAACCTGGCGTATCAGGTCGACCCGGGGATAGCGGAGGGAACGGCCCAGGACACGGACCTGCCGGCCGCAGGGGGGGTCTCCCAGGGGATCCGGGGGGCGACGGCGGTGATGAGGGCGATCCGGCTCTCCCGGTTCACGAGCTCCCCCGGGACAATCGCCTACTCCTTCTGGACGGCGGCAAATCCCGGAGGGCCCTGGACGCCGGCGGCGAGCTTCGCGGCGGCCCCGGACAGTCGACTTTTGAAGACCCGAGTGACGATAAGCCGGGCGACGAAATATGACTCTTTAGGGCTTGCGGATAATATGAGCGTGAACTATAATATCAACTGATGAAAGCGAACCAGTGGTCGAAACTCAGGAAGGACTGCCCCTTCCACAGCTATGACCCCCTGCGGCATCCAAGACATTCTTGCCATTACCGAGGGGCAGGGTGTATAAAAAAGATCTGCCCGAAGCTATAATATAATCAGGCGGGAAAGGAGTGCCGGGAAATCGTGTCGTATCACGGGTGGACTGAGACACCAGACTTCGCCGAACCGACGACGGCCCCGTCTTAAAATAAAACCCAAAAAAGAGGACGCTATGAACCAGATGAAAGGACCGGCGATAACCCCCCTGCTGAAATTCATCAGGCCCGGCATGATCGGTGCGGAGATCGGGGTGCAGCAGGCCCTGAGCTCGGTCGAGATCCTGAAGGCTGGAGTGAAGAAGCTGATCTGCATCGACCCCTGGAAAGCCTACCCCGGCTACGACGAGGTGGACGGGATCCCGGTGGCGCAGTTCGAAGCCTGGAGAAAGACGGCACTGGAGAACCTGCAGCACTTCGCCAGGAAGGGCCGGGTGGCGGTGATCGAGAAGACGTCCGAGCAGGCCGTCGAAGAGTACGACGTGTTCGAGGCCCTGCAACTCGAAGGCCGGAAGTTCGACTTTGTCTTCATCGACGGGAACCACTCCTTCGACTACACCTGGCGGGACATCCTGCTTTTCTGGCCGTACGTGAAGCCCGGGGGAATCATCTGCGGACACGACTACACGGTCTCTGGCCCCCATCACCAGGTCAAGGAAGCGGTGACGGCATGGCTCGACCGGAAGACGGAGCGGGGGATGAAGTTCGAGCAGCACGGCGACTGCTGGGTGATCCAGAAGCCGAAGAATTCGACGGACAACTTCTTCAAGCCGATCGACATGGTGATGTTCACCTGGGACCGGAGGGAGTACACGAAGATGACGCTGGACACCCTGCTGTCGACTAACTGCGGGTTGCCGTGGAACGGGGTCAACTTCGTTGTGATCGACCACGGATCAACCGATGGGACCCTGGAGCTGTTGCAGACCTTCATCGACGAGAACCCCGGAGTGATCAGCTACTTTGAAGCTGCGGGGGAGAATCGCGGAGTCGCCAACGGGTTCCAGCACTTCCGGGATTACTATACGAGCCCCGAGGTCTTTTCCCAGACGATCGGGAAGATCGACAACGACAGCATCTTCACGGACGATTGGCTACGGCTCCTCCACCTTTGCCTGTACGATCACGAGGATTTGGGGATCGTCGGAGCCCAGGAAGGATACGACACTTGCTGGAGCGAGACACCCCCGGAGGGCTACTTCCCGGCGCAGCACGTGGGCGGCAGGTTCCTGGCGAAGAAGGCTATCTTCCACTCGATGCCGACGCTCCAGGGGAAGGGAGTATGGGGATGGACGCAGTTCCAGTACAAGGTGACGGCGGCCGGCCGGTGGAAGATCGGCTGGTGCCATCCCAGGGCGGTGATCGAACACGTGGGGGACTGGGGAGAGCATCACGAGAAGGCGATCACGACACCGGAATACGAGGCCTACATGAAGAAGGTGCGGGGAGGGCAGTACAAAAAATGAACTTACCCCTTCATAAGATACATGATTCGTATGGGAGTTATGGGCGGCTGCTTCTGCCATGGAAAGGCAGGGACAGATGGGGGAAGAGAAAATGGCTGGCCTGTTTCAAGTTCGGACGATGTGGAATATCTAAGTCTAAAATCAGAATCACTGGCCGGAGCGGTTTTCATAATTGCACGAAGACTGGAATATACTAAGGGGGAATCAATGAAGGACTGGACACCAGGGGACAGGGGACCGACCGTCGCAATCCTGATCGCAACGTACCAGCGGGGCAAGATGCTCCGGGAAGTCCTGGCAAAGCTCGACTATCTGACCAGGTACAGGGGCTTTTTCGTGACGATCGTGTGGGACGGGGACCGGGAGGGGTTCGATGGTTTTAGCCAGGAGGACCGGGAGCGGTACGACTTCCCGATCAGAACGCACCTGATGGGGACGAACAGCGAGTACGTCCGGGCGATGAACACGGCATATAAACTGAGCCTGGACGCGGACCTGTTCGCCCACTGGTCGGATGACACGTTCCCGACCGAGGCATGGCTAACCGCGGCCGTCGAGCGGTTTCTGGAGAGCTTCCCGGACGGTAAGGGGATCGTATCCTTCAACCACTTCTGGGGGGAGCAACTAATCACGCACGGTATATTCGATCGGAAGTTCGTGGAACTCCTGGATTACCCTGGCAAGAACTTCTTGTATCCCGAATATATTCACTTCGGGGCGGACAACGACCTAACGATGCTGGCGAAGCGCAACAAGGCGGTGGTTTATGCGGCTGACATCAAGGTAATCCACCCGACTCCGAAGGAGACATCGGAGTATGCGTGCGCTTTCCATCGGAAGCATGACGGGGAGGTCTGGAAACGCAGGGAGGCCGGGGGCTGAGACCCCCCCCTGATTAAAGGAGACGGCATGGAAGATCAGAAACAGCACACGGGAATGATCACCGGGAATATCCTGGAAAGGCGTCGCCCGATCAGAGATCCGGCCGGGGACCACGATGGCTACCACCGCCGGCAGGACCGGAAGCATTGGAGATACGAGCTGGTGGAACCGGTGACGATCGAGGACACCCGGCCGTTCGACATCCTCCTGACCAGGAGCAAAGGCTTCATCTCCCCCATAATCATCTTCTTCGAGCTTGTTGATGGGAAGGTGGCCTCGTTCTCCCACTCAGGACAGATCCTACCCGGCTACATCGTCTCGGAGGCGAACTACCCGTATTATGAGAGAACTCCGTTGCAAGACTACCTGACGGCACAGAAACAGGGTAAAACGAGGCTGACCATCATCAGGATCAAACCGGAGATGTTTGGGAGCCTGGAGATGCAACGAGAGGCGGAGGCCCACTGCCTGTCTTATCATAACAAAATAGCCCTGGTCTCCGGGGTAGGGAGGCAGTCGCTTCACCATCCCGCACCGAACCGGGGAGACATCCGCAGGGTTATCGCATACCAGACGGGACACCCCTATGACGCGATCGGGGGGCTGTTCCCGATGGCCCTGATGAGCATCGTCCGGAACCTGTTACCGTTCATTAAGAAGGGAAGATGGGAGAATATCCCGGAGATCAACCAGCAGGTGATCTTCATCTGTTCGGGGATCATCAACTGGGGCTGGGCCTGGTTCATGAGGGAGAGCGGGATCTGCCTTTTCCCGGCCAGCATGTCGAAGCTGGTACCGTCGCCCCAGGACCTGTGGGCATCGGCTCATACCAGGTACGTGTCGGGGTTCAAGAAAATCTATCAAGAGCCGGTCCATCGCCGAGATACGATAGGCTTTGGCTTGCAACATTTCATTTCATAAAGGAGGAAAAGACAATGGTAAAGAATGGAGCACACAAGAGTACCCGGGCACTGGCGACGAAGCTGGTGATCGGCGTCTTCGTCCTGAGCTTCCTTATTCTAACCTGCACCGTGGCCTACTGCGTCTGGTCGAAGGCCCACGGGGGGACCGCGGAGATGCCGGTCGAGATCTACATGGCGATGCTTACTTCGATGACCGGACTGGCGAGTACGATCATCGTCTTCTACTTCTTCAAGAACAGCGTGAGCGGAAACGGGGTCACGCCGCCGCCAATACCACCGCCAACTCCCTGACCCCGTGGGGAGACTTCGGCGAATCAGGGGGGGTCGGGAAACCGGCCCTCCCTTTTCCTTTACCCCTTCCTTTACCTTCTCCTGTTCCTGTTCCTGTTCCTGTTCCTTCTCCTTGTACCCCCGGGTGGAGGCACCCCAGGGGCTCCCCGTTAGCTTTTACTGGCTGTTGATCTGGAGTTTCCCGGAAAGATTTAAAGCCCTAAAAAACCGGATTGGAGCCACCCCCCATTTTTCGGCCTTGATTTTTCAAAAAAAAATTTGCCCTGATTTCTGGAAAGACGTGGAAAGCCAGGAAGCCCCTTGCACATGATTATCAGCGACTTACGACAACCCGGCTCCCACTGCCAGAAAAAGGAGCCCATGGAGGGCAAAGATTTCTTTGGACAAATATCCGGGATTAGGGCATTATTGGGTTAGTTTTTAAGATCGGGGAAGACCGTGACCATGACCAAAAAGACCGGCGAAAAATCAGATAGTTATTCAGAAGCTCGGCATGACGACAACTCCGAGGCGGACGTCGCCCAGGCGATAGGACAAGCCGCGGAGGGACAATGCCGGGCTTCTTTTTTTCACTGGACTGGAAGGCCGGGGGTAGAAGAAATGAATGATGAATTGAGGTCAGAGAGATGAAGAAAATGCCTGACCTTAAAGCGGCCTACGAAGGGCTCTACCATAAAGTCACTCAAGGATTGAGAGAAGGGGAGGGGAGTATTCCAGAATGTTACGTGGTCAATAGATGGAGCCGGGCAATAGTTAGGGCGATGAGAAGAGAGAAGGGGGTCGCCTGGATCGGCAATATCAATATCTACGAGGAAACACGGGGGAAACCAGTTATCCAGGAGTATAGAAAGGGAATGGTTTTTAACTTCGAGGTAGCTTTCGTTTTGCCAGTCTTCGATCAAATTCTTCAGGATATGATTCTCGCCAGGGATATGAGCAAGTACACAACGTCGTCTGCTGATTATAAGCGGATCATCGAAATCTTTAAACGCATCGAGGAAGTCGGCGGCCTTTCTCTGATATGGAGTTGAATAATGAAAACCATCTGGACAGAAGTCGGCCGGGAATTCAGTGACACCCCGGAGAAGAGAGAGAAGATCAGGAGAGCGATCAGCAACCTGGAGTGGATTGACCTATCACCAGGAGAGAAGATTAAACTGCCGATGATGGTCGCTTACGGGCTCGACGCGGTGAGGAAGGGTTGCAATATGCCAGCCCTTTCAAAGATTGCATATAGCCACGAAATGGCACCCTTCGGACTTTATGCCATGCAGAGCAACTACAAAGATGTTCACGTCCACGTCTTTATTATTGATACCGGGATCGAAGCAGTTCCGGTGTGCATCGACAAGTATTTCCGCCAGCGAAAACTTCTCCAGGCCGGCCATCTGATCAGCCAGGAAGAAGACCTCCACGACCGGACCGGGGCTCCGAAGTTCTACGAACCGGACCCGCTACAAGAAGCCTACTATACACCGATCGACATCTTCGACGATGCCGGTCAGAAGTGCCCCCTTGAGGTCCACTACTACATGGAAGAGAGCGATGACAGGGGAAGGTTTCCAGAGATAGACTTCATCCTGAACGCGGGGGGGCTGATCATTCCCTGGAAGGTCCTCAACCCCCTTCATCAGGAGGGAATAACCAATGCAGTCGACGATGAGGCAGCCCTGGGGCGCCAGTGGGCGAGGAAATAACGATGAATGTTAACTGGACCGAACCGATAAAGAGGAAGCTCGAGGAATACGGGTGGGACGTTCCCATGTTCGCCGAGAGGCTGGCAGTGACCCCGTACCGGGCAAACCAGATCATCGAGATGGACAACCCGCAGATCCCGATAATTATTAAGGTTGAGAAGGTCCTGCTGTGCGGGTTTGAGATTTTCGGGCTGGGGAAAGTTTACCGGTTCATATGCGAGAAGGGCATGGACTTGGAAGATCTGGCGAAGGGAATGGGGATGACGAAGGACGCGGTCCGGAAGATGCTGCGAAGGATCGACGAGAATCCCCTGAAGATGGAATATCAACAACTGCTCAGAGTGGCGATGCTCCTGGAGAAGGACGTCCGGGAGATCGGCGGCTGAGCGAAAAAGGAGGAAGCGGGCATGAAGAAAGCGTTGGAGAACCTGAAGAAGCAGATCGGCTCCATGATCGACGAGGATGCCGGCAACATCAAGAAGGCATTTATGCAGGCCGACGGAGACAAGCTCAATATCAGCCTCGGTGCTGCGATCATAGCGGAAGCCCCCGGGAAACACACGGTCAAGAGCTCCATGTCCTTTACGATGGAGCAGGTGAGGAACTCCCGGGAGGACATCGTCGACGAGAACCAGTCAGACCTTCCCGGGACGGAGGTCGACAGAAAGAAGAAGACCTCGAAGGAAAAACAACCGGTGAAGGGGAAATAGCAGGACAGGGGCGGTACGCTTAGTGGTAGAGCGAGGGGACAGGATCCTCACACGCGCTGGTTCGAATCCAGTCCGCCCCATAAAGGAGAATGATGATGTTCTATAATGCCAGAAAAACCAGGAAACTTATCAGGGGGATCTGCCCGAGCTGCGACCGGAAGCGGCTGGTTTTCCAGGATGACGGGCTTTGCCCGGGCTGCTCGGGGAGGAAGATTAAAAAAGATGACTCGATACGACGACAACCGAAAAGCCGGCCGGAGTGAAACGATCCCCTTTATCGAGGGAGAGAGAGCGTGTGACCGGCATCAGCGAAAGAAGGATACGAACTTGGGGAAGCTCCCAGAGATCTTCGAATGGTGCAAAGAACAGGGCCTCTTATTAAAGGTGCTGAACGAGGGCTATCACTGGGTCTTCAAAAAGAAGGATTGGTTCGTTGCAGACTGGTGGCCATCCTCGGCAAAGCTGGTTATAGGCAGGCAATGGGATAAGGGAATTCACTGCCACGATCACAACCAGGTACAACGGAAGATATTGGAGGCGGTGAAAATTAAACAGACATCAGAGGTTATGACGCGAACTAAGGGGAGCCCGCCGGGTTAGCTGCTCGTTAGTAACAACCCCGAGGACGGAGCGGGTTCCACGTCCTCTCGCGCTTTATAAAAAGAGAAACTGAAGGACCAACCAAAGGAGGAGAACGATGCCAGAACCAATGAAGACGAGCGATAAGCTAAAGGCCGTCCTCTGCGATCCGGAGGGCAAGATCGTGATCAAGGGGAGTAACGGCGATAAGACTCTCCTGAAAGAGGCGATCACAGAGGTTGAGGCTCAGGAAAGATTCAATAGCGAGGGAGTGACACCCGAAAGGCTGAGGGAGATCATCGAGCAGATCGACCGCGACACCCTGTCGCCGGAGGAAAGGGAGGGCTTCTGCTTCCTTCTCCTCCGAAGAATACTTCAAAAAGGAAATCCAAGACAGCAACCAAAGGAGGTAGGACCATGATAATAGGATTCGCGGATCAGGTCCGGCTGCCACGCTGTGAAAAGATACGGCTTGGCGTGAAGTTGACCGGAAAGAAAAAGTGCTGGAGCTGCAAGGGCAGCGGAGAACACAGCGGGCGTCCCTGCAGGAGATGCTACGGGACGGGCAAGTCACAGTTCCCGAGAGAGACGGACTTCTTCGTGTTGCCATACGAGAGGGTGGCAGCGAAGGACGCCGATCCGGACCTGAAGGAGGCTTTCTTCGGGGAGTCGGTAAGGCTGACAACGGAGGGGGAGAGGATCGCGAAGGTCTTCGGGAAGACCCCCCGGGAGCTGACGGTGATGATCCCGCTCGAGGACAAGGAGTTGTTCTTCTCCCAGGCCCTCAAACGGTGGACGGCGACCGGACTCAAATGCCGAAGCATCCACCAGCCCGGAAACCAGCGGGCCTTGAGCCTCGCGGATGACGGGAGCGGATTCGAGGAGATCGACTGCCCCTACCAGAAGTGCGACTACTACCAGAACGGGGAATGCGGGGAGAATATCAATCTGATGATATTGCTCCCCGACGTTGGAATACAGCACGGGGTCTACCAGATTGATACTGGCTCTTACCATAGCACCCTCGATCTGGAAACGGACATTAGATATATCCGGGACGTTGTAGTACAGATTAAGGCCGGCCGGCCGTGGATCTCTATGATACCACTGACGCTGTGGAGGGAGCCGAAAGAGACCCATGCCCTGGGGAAGACACAGATACACTACTGCATGCGGCTGAGGATCGAGGACGATGTTCTGGAGAACCTGACGCCCAAATCCCTGCCGAAGGCCCCCAGGCAGTACCGCCTGCAGCGGGGGGACCCCCTGGACATTGAGGAAGACATTAACCCGGCCGTCGTCTCAGAGCTCGTTCTGGAGCTCAAAAGGAAGCGCGACGCTGGCAAAGCAGGGGAGGTCGCCCCCTCAGCAGCCCCAACCAGCCAGGCCGCCATAGACCAGATATGGGCGAAGATCGAAGAGACCTACAAGGAGGTTCCCGGAAGCGATCCGAGCCTTCCGGTCTGGATGAAGATGAAGGCCAGGTACGAAAACCATCCGGAGATTCTGCTGGACTACCTGGGGGAAGTGCTGGCGTGGCACAAGAACGGCAACCCGACGGACCAGGTGCCGCATCAGCCTAAGACCCCGGAGGAAGAAAGCCGAAAGGTGGCGCCGGCATTCCCCCCGGAGGAGAAGGCCCCCGCCCCGTTTCCGGAAGACGATGAAGAACCACCGGCCGCCGGAGCAGCTGCCCGCAGGAGCCCGGAGGGAGGCGGAGGAGGAGAACCGGAAGAAACCAAAAAAGCCGAGGAAGACGAACCGTCACTACTTTAGAGAAGCGATCAAAAGGAGAAAGGAACGATGAAGAAAGTTAAGTCATTTTCCCACACAAAGGTCCGGGTCTACGAGGCATGCCCCCTGCAGTTCAAGGGGATCTACATCGACGGCCTGGACGTCGAATCCGTTAACCCTAATATTGTCTTCGGGAGCGTGGGGCATGTGGTTTTCAGCCGGTACCTGAAGCACCTGAAGGAGAAGGGGCTGAAGACAGACATCACCGCCATCCGGAGGATCGCCAGGGAGACTTTCTCGGACAAGGAGGTCCGGAAGGAAAACCCGCTGCCGGCGGCCAGGCTCGATGAACTGATCGAAATATCCGAGCGGTTCACGGAGGTGACGATGATCGACGAGAGCTTTTATGGCTCGGAGATATCGTTTGCCTTCAAGCGGGATCTGACGCCCTGCGAGTTCAATGATCCGGACGTTTTCTTCCGGGGCCGGCTGGACCGGCTGGACATTGAGGGAGCGGTAGCGACGATCACGGACTACAAGACGTTGTGGCATGCGGATTATGATCCCCTGCAAGCGGAGAACTACGCCTGGGCGATCTTCCTGCTTTTCCCGGAGGTGGTAACGGTTATCCCGCAGTTCTTCTTCCCGCGACCGGACATCATGAAGCGGGCAAAGGAAGCCTTCGACCGGGAGGACCTGGAGGGACTACAAAAGCGGGTCCTGCTGCGAATAGAGTTGATCGAGTGCGACACCGACTTCTTGCCGACACCGGGATCAGCCTGCTCCTACTGCGTACTGGATTGCCCGGCGGCCCTCTCGAACCTCCGATCGGTCAAGAGCCTGGAGGATGCGGAGAAAGCCGCCAATGATCTCCTGCTCCTGGCGAAGAAGAAGAAGGACGCGGAGGAAGCGCTGAAGTCCTGGCTGAACGAGAACAACGATGGGAAGGTGACGGTCAACGACCAAGTGTTCGGCTTCCACACGACCGAGTCGATATCCTTCCCCGACGTGAGGGATTTTAACGCGACCTGCCAGGAGTTCAACCGGGACCCGAACGCCTTCCTGAACGTGAACAATACCAAGGCGAAGAAGCTCCTGAAGGACAAGGACGAGAAAGTCCGGGCGGCGTTCGCGAAGATCGCGGAGGAAAGCCGGAAGCAGACCTGGGGAAAGCGGAAGGCCAAGAAGGGGGAGTAACGACGATGGTACACCATCACGGGATCACCCATTACAGGTTATTGACCAACGACATCAGGAAGAGCCTGGAGGTTGAAATCGAAACCTATCTCCAGGGCGGATGGGAGCTTCACGGTGGACCATTCGCAACCGGAAGCATCTACCAAGTCAAACCGGATGGAACCAGATGCGGGGAGATCGCCCAGGCGGTAATAAAGAGAGGATGACCAGGAAGATCACAGTCGATTGCTTGTTTGCCGAGGACGGGAGGCTCCGTGCCACCGACGGCCGCTACGCCCGGGACAAGGAGGTCATCCAGAGCTTCAACAAGAAACACGCAGGCAAGGAGGGATTTCTGACGCTCCAGGTCGGGGCGCGGTCCAGGCGGTTGAAGCTGATGAGGTTCTTCCACGGTCCCCTGATCGACGCCTATGTCCGGCTGACCGGAGACCCCGACAGGGAAGCCATAAAGAAGTTCCTGAAGAGGGAGTACCTGGTCGAGTATGAGGAGCGCGACGGTAAGATGTTCGCCTACGTGAAGAGCCTGCGGGACGTCTCCGACGCGGAGATGGTGAAGTTCGTCAACGATTGCTGCGACCGGCTGGCTCACGAGGGGGGGCACCTGACGGAGTACGAGAAGGATGAATGGGACGGCACAAAAACGAAAAAAGAATAGGGGAATAGATATGAGCGGAAACATTATTACACTAACCAGGGAAGAGGCGCTGCCGATTCTGAAGCTCATGCTCCCGAGGATCCTGACGCGTCAGAATGCCCGCGAGACTGCGCGCGCCCTGGGGATCCCGGTCGGGAAGGACAAGGCCGATACGATACAGAACCTGATCGAGTCTGATGCCGTAGAGAGAGTAACATCATTCAAGACCGCCTTCTCCCACCCGATATTCATGGGCCTCATGATGGAGGGGGACCGGAAAGTCACGCACCGGGCGATACATATAGATTTATGCGTGGACTTAAAAAAAGAATATCCAGAATAAACGGAGCAAAAAAAGAGGAGAGGGGAAAATGGAAGGGATTATTACAGTTAGAATAATGGAAGCTGCACGGCCAGATGGACCGCCAAGGCAAATGCTGGTGGATCACATAGCGGAACCAGATGTAGAGTGCGCAATTACGGAATGCGAAATTTTATTAAATCACCTAAAAATAAGGCTGAGAAATCTTCAAAAAGGAGGGAACGATGTACCTGAATAACTTCAGACTGACCGGCTTTATGAACCACGTGGATACCTACATCGAGTTCGCAAAGCTGACGTTCATCGATGGAGTGAACAACGCTGGCAAGACGGGAATCCTGGACGCTTTCAGCCAGCTTCTGACCGGCCGGAGCTCCCGGATCAATCCGGACAAGGGGGTGGACCGGAGGATTGACGGGGGGAAGATCGTCGGGAACATCGAGGACCTGGGCGTGGTAGAGAGGAGGGTCGGGGAGAACGAACTGCAGGTGGCGGATTGGGCGGGGAACCTGACCAGGCAACAGGACGCACTGTATAAGCACCTGGGAGTCGGGAAGAAGACGGTCCAGGCCATGATGAGCTGGGGGAGCTTCATCGACCTGGCACCGGCGGACCAAAAGGAGATGGTCTTTTTCCTGCTGAATATAAAGCTACGGCACGACGAGCTGGTGAAGGAGTTCCTGAAGTTCTCGAAGACGGCGGATCCCCTGAACAGGCTGAATATCGACAAGGATGATTCCATAAACCCAGAGGGCTTCAAGGACATCCTCAAGGTGGTTACCGATGGCCGGAGAGACGCGAAGCGAGATCTGAAGAAGCTCGAGGCCCAGGAGAGGCCAGCGCTTCCGGAGATCCCAGAGGAGGCCGCGAAGATGAATCTGGAGGGGGCGAAGGAGATATTGCAGGACCTCCGGGACAGCAAAGACAAGCTCCTTAAGAACCTGCCGACGGAGGGCGACAAGGAGGCCCTGAGGCAGATCACAGAGCGAGTGAAGGAACTGGAGGAGGAGAAGACGGCCTGCGACAAGCTGATCGACGGGGACGAGTTCACGAAGCTGGAGGAGCGCAAATCAGAGCTTGAAAGCCAGATATCGGCCCTCCGTACTAAAAAAGAGGGGATCTCCAGCGAGAAGGCGGCTATGGAGGCCCAAAAGGGCATCCTGGAGGAGACGCTGAGAAAACTCGAGAAGTTCAAGGGCGGATGCCTGGTGATCCCGTCGGTGGACTGCAACGTCTCGGAGGAGGAGTTGAAGAAACTGAAAAAGGAGACAGGCGCAAAACTGACGAAGCTGAAGAAGGAGCTGACCCCGATGGGCACTGCCCTGGGGACAGTGGAGTCCGACATCGACATCATGAGGGAGGAGCTGGAAGGGGCGGGGAAGAAGATGCAACAGATGGCGGAGGCGAAAACCGAGCGATCAAAGTTGAACCTGAAGCTGGCCGAGAAGAAGATCTCCCTCGAGAAGCTGAGCAAAAGACTTGGGGAGCAGAAGAGCAAGAAGACGGTGCAGGAAGAGATCGAGCGGATGGGGAAGAGGATAGAGAAGGGGGAGAAGCTGGTCGACGCGGTCAAGGACTTTGACCGGATCGATGGGGACCTGAAGAAGCTCGACGAAGACCTGGAGGCAAATCGCCAGGAGGTGGCGGACCTGGAGACCCTGGTGGAGGCGTTCGGCCCGAAGGGGATAGTGAAGAATGTTCTGTCGGACCGGATAACAATGTTCGAAGACAGGGTCAACGAGACCCTGGAGGTCCTGACGGACGGCCACTACTCTATCGAGATATCCTTGGACCCGGACTTCGAGATACTGGTGAACTTCGGGGAGAAAGACAGGCTCTCCCGGCTGCCGCTCTACAAACTTTCCCGCTCGGAGAAGATGCGGGTGGGGCTGAACCTGCAGGCGGCGATCTGCGTGATAACGGGGTTCAGCCTGCTGGTCCTCGACGAGGCGGAGATGCTGGCCCCGAGAAACAAGAAACTCCTGAGCAGTTTCCTCCGGAAGATGGTCCTGGGGAAGGATGCCCCGATCGGACAGGCGATCGTGGTGAAGACGATCACCGAGGAGGACGAGGACGGCCGGCCGGTGTACAAGGCGAAACCCGATACCAAGGACGTTAAACGCGTCCTGATCGACAACGGGTCTGTGATTGATGCCGAGGAGTTCTCGAAGAGGTACGGGAAGAAAAAATGAAAGAACGACCGAAAGACTTTAACACCAGGGAAATCCGGGCGATCCTGGAAGACCGGAAGACCCAGTTTAGGTGGGTGATTAAGCCGCCCTTTGAGATTCATCCAAACGGATTTATAACGAGGCCGAAGGGGACCGATCGCTTCCATCCCTATAAATTCCCCTACGGAATCGGAGATATTATCTGGGCAAGGGAGGCTTGGGATTTTCGTCCAATGGCAAGACGCTCGGCGATAATTGGATATAAAGCCGATGGTTGTACCCGAGGCGTTACTGTTCCCGATAATTGGAGTGGAGTAGTCTATGATGATAGGACGAGAACGCGCCCCTCAATTACTATGCCCCGCTGGGCCTCAAGAATCACGCTGGAGATAACGAATATCCGGGTGGAGTGGTCGAGCAATCCACCGGTCGGGATAAGCGAATTCCAGCTAATTAAAGAGGGAAGCAAATGACACAAAAAAGATTGCCGGAAGGGGTCCGGTGCCCCCCGCACAACCTGGAAGCGGAGATGAGCGTTCTGGGGGCGATGCTCCTGGACAAGGATACCATCCCCAGGGTGCTGGAGGAGATCGACATCGACTGCTTCTACCGGGACGCCCACCGGAAGATCTTCGAGGCGATCATCCGGCTCTACGAGGAGAGGGAACCAGCGGACGTGGTGATGATGACGGAGGAGTTGCGGAAGACCGGGGACCTGGAGAAAGTCGGCGGCCCGGAATACATCACCACGCTGATCAACTACATCCCGACGACGGCCCACCTGGAATCCTACATGAGGATACTACTCGACAAGTCCACGCTGCGGAAGCTGATATCGACGGCGACGATCGCGATCAACCAGTCCTACGACGAGAAGGTGGAGGTCAGGGCACTGCTGGACGAGGTCGAGGGGCAGTTCTTCACCCTGACCAGGCAGGAGACGAGCCGCGAGATAGAACCGATGCGGCAGCTGATGAAGGGGGCCATGGACACGATCGAGAAGCTGGAGAGCAGCGACGGGATGGTGACGGGGCTGAGCACCGGTTACAGGGACTTCGACGCGTTGACCTGCGGGATGCAGCACTCGAACCTGATAGTGATAGCCGGCCGGCCGTCGATGGGAAAGACGGCGCTGGCGCTGGGAATAGCGGAGTACGTGGCATTGAGAGAGGGGAAGGCGGTGGGGATCTTCAGTCTGGAGATGACGCGGGAAGAGATGGCGCTCCGGCTGATCTCATCCTATGCGAAGATCAACGCGCAGAATATGCGGCGGGGGTTCCTGTCAAACAATGACCGGAACAACCTGATACTGGCGGCCAAAAAACTGTCGGATGCCCCGATATACATAGATGACAAGCCGTCGCTGACGAACCTGGTACTGCGGGCCAAGGCCCGGAACATGAAGATCCGGTACGACATCGATCTGCTGATAGTCGACTACATGCAGCTCCTCCAGGCGACGACCGGCCGGAGGGAGGGCCGGCAACAGGAGGTATCGGACATATCGAGGTCCCTAAAAAACTTGGCCCGGGAGCTGGGGATCCCGATCATCGTGCTATCACAACTCAACCGGGAAGTGGAGAACCGCCCGGACCGGAAGCCGCGGCTTTCAGACCTGCGGGAGTCGGGGGCGATCGAGCAGGATGCGGACATCGTGGCACTGATGATGCGGCCGGGATTCTACCCGGACCTGGTGGCGGACGACGCGAACCTGGTAGGGATGGCCTTCTTGAATATAGCAAAGCAGCGGAACGGTCCGACCGGAGAGATCAAGCTGCGGTTCCTGGAGAAGCATACGCGGTTTGAGGACTATACCGAAATGAGGGAAGAATGAAAGAGAGTGGGGCGGTGGTTCCCGGTTTGGACACCTCCTTGTCCGGGCGTCGAGCGCACCTTCCAGCGCAATCCCCGCCGCCCCGCTCTTTAAAGGATAGAAGGTGAAGAAGCTGACAATTAGATACGTTGTAAGCCTCGCATTGAGGGCCATCATAGCCCGGATTCTCCTCATGGGCGTTCTGGTGATCGTAGCCCTCCGGGGGTGCCGTTGCCCAAAGTGTGGGGGGAGGCTGAGGAGAAAGAACTGTCCGATGGCGACCGCCCAGGGCCGGGAATGTTTTCCGCACTGTGGGTGCGGGAAGACCCATCAATGTGCCAGGTGCTTCTCCTGGTTCGACGACAAGGAGCTGCGGAAGACCGAACGATGAACAACAAGCTCGAAGAGAAACTGAAGAAGCTACTCACGCTGGCTGAGCGGGGGATTGATGGGGAGAAGGACAACGCCCGGGAACTGCTGGAGATCCTGCTGAAGAAGCACGGCCTGACGATCGAGGACATCGAGCAGGAGGACCGCTACATGTTCATGTTCGGGTACGAGGGGGAGACGCAGAAGCAGCTCCTGGGCCAGGTGATCAGCAAGGTCCTGGAGCTCGAGGCGGAGGATATGGACAGGATACGGGAGAAGGCCGATCAGAATGCCCTGGGGGCGGAGATGACGCGGGGCCAGATGGTGGAGGTGGACTTCGTATTCCGGGTTTACCGGGAGGCCATGCAGGAGGAGCTGAAGCTTTTCCTGCTCGCCTTCGTCAGCCGGCACGGACTGGTACCGAAGGGGGACGGAGCCCACTCGGATGGGAAGGTCTACGACTTCCTGGACTTGGAGAAGATCAGGATAATCGCCAGGCTGATGAAGCCGGTGACAATAAAGAAGGAGATAGCCGATGAAGTGGAGTAGAAAGTCATGGTGGGCGGCATTGCTCGGAGCAGCTACCGGGACGCAGATAGGGCCCTTCGCGACGACGGATACTAAGATCAGGGCTCCCAAGTATAAGCGTGGGCGCCCAGACAAGGAGACCCCTCCCCGGGCCTTCGGAAGGCCGGGGTGGTCCCGGGGTACCAAGATGAAGTGGAGAAACAGGACGCTCTGGTCGTCTTGAAGATGCCAGTAGAAGACTTTGAGGAGGCGATATGACCGACGAACTTAGGCGAGAAAAGGACCGGCTCTCAATCGTGGTGGATAGATTCGCAGAGGAGATGAAGGAAAAACTCTACGAAAAGGCGGAGGAAGGGTTCAGGGGATGGGACGAATGTTCGCCGGGAGATGACGAACTCGATGAGATCATGAAGAAGCTGGTCCGCCACACGATAGCAATAGCCTTTGACGGAGAAGATGAGGCGATCGACGTTGCGAACCTCGCAATGATGATCTGGCTTTCGGACTTTAATGAGCCAGCAAAATTCGGGATCCTCAGACCATGAACATCCAGTGGTACAACCATATCCTCGGCCGGCTTGAGTTCCCCCAGGAACACAAGATCAGGAAGATCCTGGAGAACGACTGCCTGCAGGAGATCCCGGATGGGGACGGGTGGATCTGCAAGCCGATCGAGGGGTACAATACCCGGACCTATACCATGACACCGGCCCCGGACGGCTTCAACTGCAACTGCCAGGGATTCCAGAAGAAGCTGAGGGATGGGAAGATCACGCCGTACTGTTCACACGTTAACGCGTTGAGGATCTGGCTGGAGGTCCACGGCGGACCGGGCCAGGAACAACGGCAGCTTTCACTTGGAGGATGAGAATATGAAACTACACCCGCGGGAAAAGAACGTCAGGGAAGCCGAATTAAAGCTATCGAAATTTTTGATTGAACTCCAAAAAGAGCTGACCCCAGGAGAATATTTACGGGTCGTAGCTGGAAAACTGAGCGACACGTGGGGATCGACAGCGAAGTATATTATACGGGAGGAGCGCCATCCCGGAGAACCAGATAAACCAGGTGGGCTTGAATAGGAAAGGAGTCAGAAGTGAGGCCGATATTTATAGATGGAGACAGATTCACAAACGATCCCTGGTACTGCCAGCTCTCGCCGGTCGCCGCGCACCTGTACGACTTCATGGAGTCGAACTGCGACCGGGCCGGCTTTTACGTGTGGAACATTCAGCAAGTTTCGACGCTGCTGAAGTACAACATGGCGCAGCTGAACGAGGCGTTGCCCGAGATGCTGAGGACGCGGGATCCGGAGAACGGTCAGAGGGTTTACATGGAGGGGAGCGTGATATACCTGCACCACCGGCTGAACGTCTCGGACCCGAACGGGCTGATGGTGACGTCGAACGCTCATATCGGGATAATCAAGAAGCTGATCCGGAAGGCGCCGGACTTCCCGGAGTGCATGAAGCACCTGCCGGGGACGTTCGCGGAGGTGAGCAAGGAAGCGCGGGAGAGGATGGCGGGATTGCTGAAGGCCAAGAAGAAACCGAAGGCCCTCCAATCGCTGATAAACACGATCGAGGCGGCCCTGAGGAGCCCCCAGGACCCGCAGGAACTCCAAGGGATGCAACAGAGCCTGGCGTTCGAGGAGACGGTTCCCAAGGAGGTTATCACGTGTATGCAACTGCTGAAGCGGCAGCCGGGATACCACTTCAACCAGGAGGTGGACAGGCGGTTCCTCCTGGACCTGATGGTGGAGTTTAAGTTTTCGGAAGGGGACCTGACAGAAGTTGCAAAGGACGTAATAGCCAGCTGGATCGACGAGCCGATCGTGAAGGGGAGCAGACCCCACTCGAAGATCAGGAACTGGTGCAGGGCGCGGTGTAACCGCAAGAAGCGGGACGAGGTCGGAAGATCGACGTGGAAGGAACCCAGCCCCGGGACGACGGCCAGGATCGACCAGGAGAAGAAGGAGGAGGAGCAGATTGCTAAAGAACGGGAGTGGATGAGCAAGCACTGCGAGGAGAAGGACATCGAGACAGTGACGAAGAAATTCAAATGCAGCCGCGGGGTGGCGATCTGGTTTATGAACCAGGCCCGGCGCCGGCTTAAACTGGAACCGCTCGAGGGAGCGAAGGACCCGACGGAATAAAGGAGGACGCGATGATAAAGCTAAGGAGGATAAGTTTCGACGATGCGATCGATCTGCTGAAGAAGAACGGCACGCGGGAGGAGGTCGTGAAGAGGGCGATACTGATGGCGAGGGGGAAGCCGATCTATTGGGGCGACGATAACGGCCTGAAGTTCATCCTCGTCCGGGTTGGAAACAAGTCGAGGGAGCGGTTCGGGATCTCGAAGCGATGCACCTACCGGAAGCGCGGGGTGGATCCCTACAACTTGTCCATCGGATTCTCGATCGCCTTCCTACGGGCACTTGATTTAAAGGAGTAATGAGATGAGCAAAATAGAATTTATTCCAACAGATCCCCTCCTGGAAATAGGTGAGTGGGAAAGGCGATCAGGCAGAAAGATAAACGACGAGGGACTCTTGAACAGGGAGTCACTGGTTTATGGGGCAACCTTCGACCAGCTCGAGGACTACTTCCGGAAGGGGCCGGGAAGCATACCAATACCCCCTCTACCCCTACCCCCCCCGACGAGGGACGTGAAGACGGGAGGGGGAAAGCCGCCGCCCCGGATCATAAAGACCAAGCGGATCGACGAGAGGGCCAGGCACTCTAAGGACCTGGAAATAATCGACGAGGCCTCGATGGTGGCGATCGAGGAAATAGCGCGAGCCATGGGAAGACGGATCCGGAAGATAGTGAAACCGCAGCCGAAGTACATGTCGCGGCGGATCTGGAACTGGTGCCTGGCGAGAATGGTAGTAATCAAAGCCGCCCCCATGGGCCTGGTATGTTCC